TTCCAACCAATACCATTGCGAAATACAATTATACCATCTTACATTACAATAGATACAAATGTTATTTTATCATTATTCAAAAATAAAGGCGAAAGTCAAATGAATAAGAAAACTAAAAAATACAAAAATCATATATGGGATAAAATATTTAAGACCAATAAAAAGTTATGAAAATGAATGATTATGAATACAAAACAATACTAACTGATGGTATAGGTGTGTCTATTTGTTTTCAAAAAAGCGGTAAAAGATACAAGGAGAATAAAAATATTGATGAAGACAATGATGTATATATTGATGAATTATGTAATGAAGATTTAGAATTGTGTAAATCCAAAAAAATTGTGAGTTTAGATCCAGGAAAATGCAGTTTAGTATTTATGCTTGATGAAAATAAAACAAAATTAAGATATACTTGTTGTCAGCGTCGTATGGAAAGTTTAAGGAAACGAGGTAATAAAATTATTTTACGAGAAAAACAGAAAAATAAAATTATTGAGGAAGAAATGAAATTATCATCTTACAATTGTAAATCAGTTAATTATAATGAATTCAAAAAATACATAACTAAAAAAACAAAGTTAAATGATACGGTTAGAGGATTTTATGAGAAGGAACTTTACAGAAAATTAAAATGGAGAACTTGGATATATCAAAGAAAAAGCGAAGATAAATTTTTAAATCGTATTGAAGAAACTTATGGAAATAAAGAAGATTTACTATTATGTTATGGTAATTGGAGTAATAATAAACAAATGAAATACATTATGCCTACGAAAGGAGTAGGTTTAAGAAGAGTGATACAAAAGAAATTTAGTGTCGTGTTGGTTGATGAATTTAGAACATCTAAATTATGTAGTCATTGTAATTGTGAATTAGAACATTACAATAATCTTCATAGGGTATTAGTATGTCGTGGTTGTAAAAGTAGTGGCTCAGAAAGCAAAAATACTACATTTATGAACCGAGATATGAACGCCTGTATGAATATGCTACATATATCCAAAAGTTGGATACAATCAAAAATGCGACCAGAACAATTTTGTAGAACTTCAAACCCTGACTTTTCTTTTGAAAAGGTAAAACGGGGTTCATCCGTTGTTTTTACTTGAAGGTAATACTTCAAACCTTATAATATTTTTTTTGCTGACTAAGTCGGCGTTTTAAATGTTAAAAGGTGTAAAATAATTATATTTAAAATGAAAATTACCTTGTTTATGAATATGAAAAGATAATGATTTTAGTTTCTGATAAGTATGTAATGTATCAATATTATAAATTATGTCATGAAATTTTGACTTGATAAGAGAAGCGTCATCGTAATGACTAGATATTAATTTATCAACACACATGTTCTTTAAGGACATAACACCTAATGATAAGTTAAACGCCATAGTTATAATGGGAATATTACCATTTAGTTAGGTATTATAGTTATTGTTTTGGACGAGTAGTTTGTTAATAATGGTTGAATAGTTGTATTGAATTATCACAAGATATTTATACGCTAATTAATAATATATTTTTCAATTTATTTTAAATCATAAAAATATATACTTAGATATGTGAAAGTAAAAACATACAAAAAAATATAAAGTTTACAATTATTAATGAAAAATATAAAGTTTAGTAAATTTCAAAAACCTCTCGTTTGGGAAGAAATAAGAAAGTATCATCGTAATCCACCTGATTATGTGTTGTGTAGAGAGAAAAAGGTAATAATAAGTTATCAGCGATTTATTGATGAATTAATAGAAAAAAATTTGGATATGAATAATGAGATGTTAAATAGGTTGTTTTCAGATGATACAATAAAATGTTCACTTCAAATCAATAATTTTCCATATTGGTGTGAAGGTGCTAAACATTATGTATTATGGTTTCATCCAGCATCTAATGATGAATTTCCTGAGAATTTAAATAAAATAGATTCTTCATTTGTAGAACATATTGTAAGAGATAAATACAAACTAAATGAATATATATTTTATGAAAATTATTATAAGCATAGGTCGGTTAATGGATTAAAACATTTACATATATTTATTAAAACATCTATAGAAACAGAACTTTAATTTTTACGTTTGTTAGTTTTACGTTTGTTAGTTTTACGTTTGTTAGTTTTGCGTTTGTTAGTTTTGCGTTTGTTAGTTTTACGTTTGTTAGTTTTGCCTCCATAAAGATCATGTCCTTCTTCACGAGGTCCTTGTGAACGACCCTTTGGTTGTCTTCTAACTGGTTCAACATCACTAAAATATACAGAACCTGCTGAATAACAATTACCATTTTTTGAAGAATTATAAATGCCATCATATGCATCAGATAATAAAAAATTAATAGGTTGTCTTATATAATCGCCTGGAACCATTTTTCTAATAAAAGTACTAGTAAATTTATTAACAGTAGGTATAATTTTATGAGATTTTGGTGCTATTTTTTTTCTTAATACTTCATATTTAAATAATTTCGCTAGCAAAACTCTTCTTTCTCCGTTATCTCTATGAATCGTGGCTTCGCATAAATCCATTAAATATCTAGATAAGTCTACAAAATCAGAAAATTTCTCATTGGTATCTAAAATAAGAGGATTGACAAGAGCAATAGGTGTTACAATTTCATTAGAACGAGTATCTGCTCCTGGTATTATACCTGTAATTGGATCACGAATTAAACCATAAATACCGGAACCTAATCCATGACTCTGATTCATACTTAACATAATTCTACCAGTCATACTATTTCTTTCTTTGACAATATATTCTGCAGATGATAGTGGTGTAGTTTGTGGACGAAAATTATATATAATATAATAAAGTTGATTATTACTCATTATATATTATAATAAGATATAATGAATTAAAAATTAAGACTTAAGACTTAAGACTTTCGGGATAAGCCGCAGAATAAGGAATAAAATTAAATGCTGCATTTGATGGTGGTTTATAAAGAATATATAAATATTGATATTCATATTGTACATGAAGTAAATCTATTTTTCCCTTAAAAATAAATCCATTATTAGCAGCAAGAGATAAGATTTCTTTTTGGGGTTCCATATATAATGTGTGTGTATTCTTTCTTACATTTCCAGTTTTATCATCTTTAAAGGTTTCTTCAAAAGAACCATGGTTTGTATCTTTATCTAAATTAAATTTTGCTTTATATTGAAAATCAACAAATTTAATATTAGAATTAGTAATACGTTTTTTGGCATATTTTTGAGGAGAAACAAGAAATAAGGGGTCAGCAGCAGGAACAATAGGGTCAAACATATTACGATTAACAAGATGAATAACTAAAAATCCTCCTGGTTTTAACCATGAATAACAATTTTTAAAGAATGTCATTTTATCTTTGATGTAATAAATAGTAAAATATAAACAAAGAATATCACTAAAAGAGTTTGGTTTATAGGACATAGCTTTAAGAGCATCCATTTGTTCAAATTTACATTTAGGGTCATTTTCCTGAGCTTGTTTAATCATAGACAATGATCTATCAATACCGATTACGTTAGGAATACCTTCTTTTCTTAATAAACTAACATGATGTCCTGTTCCACATCCAATATCTAAAACAACAGATTTATCAGACATATTGGTTAATTTCATAATTTGATTAATTTCATAATAATTTTTAGTTTCATTATAAAGTAAATCATCATAAACACCAGAATAAAATGGGTCAAATAATTCCTTATTGTCTTTTTCAATAAACTTTTTTTTCTGTGTAAATCCCTCTTTTACTAAACTTGTAGAAGCATATTTTCTTAAATATTGCCCTATTTGATACAATACTGAAATAACAATAATAGTAATAAGTATTTTAATACTCATATTAAATTTCTTCATATATGTATTAATGTAATATTTTTTGTATAAAAAAATAATATATAGAATATGAATGAAATAAACGATATACGAAAAGAAAGTGATTTTAAAGGAATTACATTTTCAAAATTCAAAGTATCGGAAGTAAAAAAAGAATTACTAAATAATATATTACATGGAAAAATAGAAAATGCTTGTTATTGGTTAGCAGAATTATTATGTGCAGGTCATTTTATAGATATATGGAATAGTATATTACTTGTGATGAGTCAACGTATTCATTTAGGTAATATAAAATTACCTATTTATTTAGAAATGCGGTATCAAGAATTTCGTGATATAGTTCAAAATGGATATATTGATAATGAAATACGAATGAGAAATAATGTAAAAATCCGTTTATTATTTGCAGAAATAATTGCTATTTTGTCAATGTCTAATAAGAAACATAATTTGGAGAGAATAAAAATAAAACCAGAAGAATTTATTATAACAGAATTAACTAGTAAATTAAGAGCGGATCATGTGAATTATGCAAGAAGTATTTATAAGCAGGAAGATCCTAAAGAACTATTTATTGCTATTAATGAATTACAATATCATCTTTCTGAAAACTCACAAAATATGTATAATGCATGTTATTGGATAGAATGGATATTGTATTTTGAAACCATGTGTAAAAAGAAAAAGGAAAAATGTATTGCTGGGCGTCGTAGTTTTGTTAATGTAGATGATAAATCACAAAAAGATATTGTATGGATTATTTGGGAAGGTATTATGTATGAGTCTAAAAAGAGACCAAAAATAATACAAAATTGTATAAATGCTTTATTAAATCTATTTACCATTAGATACACTCAAGCAGTTAAAAGGGGGCGAATATACATTATATATTTTTCAGTAGCTTTACTAACTGAAATGATTAATTATAATCAAGAACTCATTACTAATAAATCTAAATTAGAAATAATAAAACAAAAGAATAATCTTATATTTAAGGAAATCAAAAAGAATGAAATAACACCTAAAATAGATTATTTATTTAAAGGTAAAGAATCAACATCATTAGAAAAAAGTATTAGTAAAATAGAAAAAATGAATAGTATATTATTTTTTTCCAAATGATTTTCTTTATTATTTACTCTCTTTATCATTTACTTTCTTTATCATTTACTTTCTTTATAATTTTTTAATGAGTTTAGTAGCTATTTTAGTAATATAAGTGGATGATGCAAATAATATACCACCCCATAATGTATCAATAATAACAGTCATATAACTCCAATTTTTAAAAATTGCCTTAGATGTTAATTCATAAACAGCATAGATAGATAAACCTAAATAAAACGCATCAGTAACAGAAGCCTTCTTTTTAATAATGAAATAATAAAGTGCAAAAGAGAGAAACATATAGGTAGCAATAGTGGCAGTCATATTTAGTTGGATATCTTCTCCTTGAATTTTTTTTATTTGTTTATTAAAATAATTCTTAATTAAGGATAAATAAACAGAATCAAGTGCTAATAAACTAATACCGGATATTAAATAATCCATTATATACTTAATAAAGAAAATATCAAATTATATATATATAATGGAATTTTATAAATCATTAGTCATGTTTTTATTACCATATGTAATTATATTGTATTTAGGAATTAGATTATTAGGGTTATCTTCATTCTTTCTTCTCTCCTCTGTAGCACTATTTTTAGATTATACAATGCGAGGAAATCAATCTGTTACAACAGAATTTATGGGTTATTTACTTCAAATCTATGAATTATTTATTCAAAAAGAAAAAGTAGAAGAAAAGGTGAATGAACAAGAAGAAAAGAAAATTCTCAGTGATTTAGAAAAAGCATTATTAGGAAAATCCAATTCAAAGAATGATTATGACCCTTATAGTGAAGAAAGAGGTAAATCAGGATATTGTTATATTGGAACCGATGATAACTTTCGCAGTTGTATTAAAGTAGGTGACAATAGTATTTGTATGTCTGAAGATATTTTTCCAACTATGGATATTTGCATAAATCCTAATTTACGTCAATAAGTATTTAAATAATTCATCATAGTAATTATTTAAATGCAGAGTAAAGAAACATCAACAATTAGTCGTATGGTATTTAGAATATGTTTGGCTTGATAATAATGACTTATTTCGGTCAAAAATCAGAGTATGTGCACTTCCTCAAAAGTATGCTTTACACCTTTGGACATTTAAAACGCTGATTTAAAAATTATATATATACAAATAAATGTAAATAATTTATATGATTATATTAGATAAAACAAAACACAACAACATTTTTTTATATTATTATTATATAATAATGAATTCCGAATTTTTAGGACACTTGGGTTTATCAGCAAAAACAATTGCTATTTTAGTAATTTTATTTTTAGATTTTACAAAAAAAATACACCTACCATTGTTTGTTATTTTGTTTTTAGCATTTAGTGGATTAATTTTAGGATTTATTCATCAATTACATGAAAAAAAAGAAGAACCAATATATGATTATCACTATCATAATTTAATAATAGGCGTATTTAGTATTTTTTTATTATCAAAAAGATTAATGTCAAAAAGATTAATGTAGAATCTTATGTTCGCATTTTTTTACATTTTTGTATTTTTTTTAGCGCCAAAGTCGGCGTTTTAAATGTTCAAAGGTGTAAAAGATATTCCTTTATGGAATTATGATGGAAGTTCAACAGGACAAGCAGAATGTAAAAATAGTGAACTGCTATTAAAACCGTGTGCATTATTTATACTATATAATATATAATATATAATATATAATATATATTTATAATATATAAATATGAACATGAACATGACTAATGTGGCTAAATCACTAATTACTATAGCAATATTAATGCAATTGTATCAGTTAAGAACGAATAAAAACATTTCTTCAAATGCCTTTTTTATTTATGCTTTAGGTTCTTATATGATGGCATATAACTATTATATGGAATACAATAAACAATACACGGATAGAGTATTATTTAGGGTATTTAACTCAACCATGTTATTATCAATAGCCATTTTATCACGATAAAATATTTTATAGATATAGTATATAAATATGATTATGAATTTAGGTAACTTATCTAGAATACTTATTACAATCGCAATATTAATGCAAGTATATCACTTTAAAAGAAACAAAAACATTTCTTCAAATGCCTTTTTTATTTATGCGTTTGCTTCTTATATGATGACATATAACTATTATATGGAAGACAATAAACAATACTCTGATAGAGCGATAATTAAAATATTTAACTCAACCATGTTATTATTAATAGCCATTATATCGCGGTAAAATAAAATATTTGCAACAACTGTATTATAAAAAAGGATTAATAAGTTCTAATAATGTTTTATTGTCATACTTTTCTCTCTTTTTATTAAAACAAATAGCCAATTTAAATTCATTGTGTTGGCATTCCATTATAAAAGTATACATTCTATAGGTCTTTAATAATTTTCTTAATCCAATAAGATTAAAAATATTTTGTGAAGAATCGTTGAAAGGTTGAATTATAAGTTTGTCGTTTCTCTCTGCTTCATCAATAGAATAGTACTCAAATAAACTGGATTGATAAGGAATAATTGTTTGATCAATGGGAGAACCCGCAAGAATAAAATAATCCAAAATTTCCATATTTTCTTTGTACTTTTCATCTTCTTCATGAAATTTTTCATTATTGATAAAAGATAGAAACGTATTCTTATCTAAGTAATAATTATAATTAAAGGGATCCTTTAAATATCCTGAAAAGGAGAGAAAAGGAAAAGAAGGAACTAATTTATTATAAATTCCCATGTGTGGCGTTACCCATGTTATTAAACTGTGAACGGTTTTAATATCATGTGAATATTTTTCAACATAACATCGTGCAAGTAGACCACCTTGACTAATTCCTAATAAGTTTATTTTAGTCTCTTTTATTTCTAATGCTTTTATTTCATTAGCCAATTCTAAACATTGTTTATTCATATCTTGATTTAAACTGGTCCATTTTCCATTACCGATTTCTATAATATAATTATCGTGACCACGAAGTGAAAGATTTTCACTTAATTCATTTAATTGTCCTTCATTGCTGAGAATACCATGAATAAGAAGAGTAGGATAAGAATGATATAAGTGTACTGAATTAAATAATAGTAATACAATAACTGCAGATAATGTAGTAAAAATAGAAAACATAATTATATATAAATAACACGCAATGTTTATATTATCTATGGAATATAATTTAGAATAATATATTAGAATATAAATATGGAAATAACTATTCATGGAAAAGTATATAATTTAAAAAATTATAAACATCCGGGTGGTAATGAAATCTTAAAACTATGTGAAAATGAGAATGATTGTACTGCATTATTTGAATCTTATCATGCATTTTCAGATATGAAGAAAATAAAAATGACTATGAAAAAATATGAAAAAAGAGATTCTCATACTAAAAATGAATTCTCGTTTAAACCCGATGGATTCTATTATACTTGCAAAAAACGTGTGAATAAATTATTTACAAATAAGAAATCTATAAAGGCAAATATTGAGTGGTATAAGACAGTATTATGTTCAATATTTTTATTCATTATGTTTCAGTTTTTTGTATTGTTTTTTCAAACAGGAATTATTAAGTGTATCATGAGTATTGGTTCTGGTATAACATTAGTGTCTATCGGATACAATATATTACATGATGGTTCACATTATGGTATATCACAATATGTTTTTATTAACAATATATTATCACGAATTATTCAAGGAATGTGTTTATGGAATCATACGTTATGGTCATATCATCATTGTATAAGACATCATCAATATACAGGTGATATAGAAAAGGATCCAGATATGATAAATTCTAGACCATTTTTACGAAAATCTAAACAAATACGTCCAAGAAAATCAGAATTCACCAAGATATTATTATCCTTTAAAACAGTACTTTTCAATACAATTTATCCCGGAACCGCGTTAGGGCAAACTATTATGTATCATGTCTATTGGATAAATTATAGAAAATTATGGAAAATGGATTTACCTAAACATTTTGGTGGTTTATGGGATATATTTCAATATATTATTAGTTTTTGTTTCGTCATCTTTGAGTTATGTTATGGTGGACTATTATATTTTTATTTACATTTAGTTGGAATGAATATAGGATATTTTATTGGTTCAGCACCAGACCATGACATGTATCCTAATCATTTGCAGATAGAAGAACATAATAAAGAACAATCAGAACAATCAGAACAATCAGAACAATATATAATTAAAGATTGGGGAGAGATACAAGTAAAACACTCAGGTAATTTTATGTCTAATTATCCATTATTTACACGTTTTTATGGTGGTATTAATTATCAAATAGAACATCATTTATTTCCCACTCTTAATAATCATAAATTAGTAGAAATCAGTTCAATTGTGAAAGAATGCTGCAAAGAATTTAATATTCCTTATGTATGCATTGATAATCCAATAGATGTATTTAAACAAGTATGTAAAAGTTATTATGATGTTCATTCAAATAAATTACATATGAGAAATCATTAGTGAATAAAATAATTTTGTTAAAGAAAATTTGTAATTTTACAGTATAATATTTAAATTACTATAATTTAAATATTAAATATGAATAAATACATATAACATAATGAATTTTAAAGATGGTAAAAATTCTTTATCCGCAAAAGCTTAGGAACCATTTTTCAATAAAATTGAAAAAGAAATTTATACAAAAGATAGAATTTTTTGTGGAAAAACAATGTGTAAAGAATCAGAAATAGTACCAGGTCAAAATGGTGTTTTTGCTAGAGAAAACTTAATAAAAGGGGAATGCTTTGAATGGGGAATAGCAGTTATTATTAATAATTATGATATAAATGCGACTGAATTATTGTATATTTGGGATTCTAATAATAAAAAAACCTCTGCTACTTTATCTGGATGTGCTTTATTCTACAATACACTTGGAGATAACTCCAATGTTCGTTGTGTTCCCTACCACAATGAAAATAGATATGAAATGTATGCTCTTATGGATATTCCAAAAGGGACAGAACTTACTATTAGATATGATTCTATGAATTGGAGAGAAACCTTCAAAGAACTAAATAATGTAATTAGAAATAAGGATAATTAATGTATTATAGAAATATACTAATACATTAAATAAGTGTTATCGTTCGTTATTGTTATTTATCATTCGTTATTGTTATTTATCATTCGTTATTGTTATTTGTTATTTGTTATTCGTTATGGTTATTTGTTATTGTTCGTTATAATTATTTATTCAAGTTAAATAGATTATTAAAATACCATCGTAGAGAGAAATAAGGAGGAAATACTTTAATACTTCTGTTCATACTAAGATCTGGACCATCATTAGATAATTTTAATATATCCATAGATGAAAGAGCATAATCATAATATTTAAGCTGAGAAAGATATCCTGAATAGCCACCATTCATATTAACATAAATATTACCATAGTTTTGTTTTGCTACATCAGAGAGAACATGACGAAGAGCTACATTACCATTAATATAAACATCTACATTTCTACCTTCAAGACGAATAACAACATTAATCCATTTATTGAGAGGAACATCATCAATAATGATTTCTTCATTGATGTTTGTAAATGTATTCATAATAAGTACAAGTGCATTCTTATTAGGATGAACATAAAGACCAGGAGCATTATTAGGAAAATTTAAACCCATAGATTCAGGATTTTGAAAGTTAATATTATCATTTCCTTTATGGAAAATATGTTTGTATTGTCCTTTCATGTATTGTAAATCATCAATATATAACCATACAGAATATGTAAATTCCATACCCTCAGCTTGATTGCGTGAACGTAATACAGGAATAGAATGTGCCTTATTAGGATTTTGTGTAATAATCATTGTTTGTTTAGCATCTTTCATACCACTAACTAATGTTGGTGTATTAGAAGGTGTAAGATAATGAGTAATAATTCCTACACCAATACGTAGAAGAAACATAAATACGATTAATACAAGTAATAAAAATGATACTTTGGCAACAAGACTATTTGAATCTAAAAAATTTTGTGTGCCTGTTACATATTTGGAACTTTGAAAGTTTACTATATTTGTATTAATACGTTTAATTAAATCACTAGTTGAACTTTTCATACCAGAAGTTATTGTTGCATAACTCATCTTATATATTATGAATAAGAAAATTAGAGTTCAAAACTATTAAGTTCCTTATTGTTTTCAAGAAAAGCAATCTTTATTCTATATTTATTAATTAATCCTCCTAAAGAAGAAAGGATACCCCCTCCTCCAAATCCATCTTTATAGATATCATAAGCTTCACTAGGATTAATTGCATAATTTAAATAACGAAAGTTAGCTGTATTTCCAGAAAAACCACCATCAGGTGTAAGTAAAACACTTGAACTAGATACTACTTTAGGCACACCAGGTAGAATACATGTACGAACTAATTTACCATCTAAATATAAATCAAGAGCACGATTATTAATTGTCATAATAAGATTAGTCCATGTTTGAAGTGGTACATTATTTAATGTACAAGTGTGTATTTGAGCTTGTTGTGACTCTTTACTTGGATAAACCGCTAAAGAAACATTTACATTGTTAAGTGATGGAGTTAAAATAACAGATGGTGCAGGGTCGTTATTATTATCGGTACGTCCAAAAATGATTTTAGGTTCGCCAAAACGATAATTCCAATCTTTTACATAAAACCAAATAGAATATGTATAATTAGTGTTAATGCTTGAAGCAAAATCCTTGGCACTGATGATTTTCATAGTAGTCGCATCTCTTACACTTCGCGATAACTTACTTTCTCGGTTATCTTCAAATAAATAAGAATACATTAAAACCACAACGATGGTGAGAATAACAAAAATGAGAATATTTCGCCCACTTAATGATGACGCATTTATATTACCACCAAATAAAAAGGAATATGTGGTAAGCAATATAATCATGATACCTAATCCAATCATTATACTTTCGATCTTCATAATATATTATTAATTTAGATAATATATTACAAATAAGGCTTATTTTTTAATAACTTATAGTTTTCTTGAATATTACTATAAGAAAATACATTTGGATAATACATAATATTTCCTATTCCTCCAATCATTCCTTTTTCTAAATCATTTTGATGACCTGTTTCTAATGTTTCATAATTCATAAATGGAACTATATTTTCTTCAGTAGCTACTAATTTACCATTGATAAATATATCTACATTACCTCGGTCATATGTTACTACTATATTATTCCATTTTTGTAATTCCACCTTTCCTTTATATACTTCTACTAAATTATTCTTTCCTTGTAACATCATTATTCTTACTTTTCTCTCCATTGGATTAAAAAGAATGAGCGGTTTATTACCATAATTAAAAATAGGTGTATATTTATTTATATTTGATGGAGATTGATTAAAGAATGTCCAAAATGATATAGTATAATGATAATCAAAATCATCTGATTTGGTAAGTTCATGATGAGTTGTATGTGTCACCTTTTTATTTAAATTTATTGGTTTGTTTAATACTTGTTTTCCTTTGTAAGTAAAATACTTATATTGTAAATATGGAAAACTGAAATACATAACAATAACAACAAGTTCTACCATAATTAATTTATAGATGTAACTTGGTACGGAAGATGTTGTTATATTTTTAATGAAAGATGAAATATCGTTGACTAATTTAACAAATATATTATTCTCTCCAATAAAGTATTTTTCAAGTATATATTTATAGAACAAATAAGACAATGAAACAATAATGATGGAATAAACTATGAAATTAACTAAATCAGCTACGGAACTTACATGAGTAAATATATAGGTAACTAATAAAATAACAGCAAATAAGAATATAAATAGATAAATGTATTCTCTTGCTGCTTTTAATTGTTTTTGAGCTTCGTTTGTACCTTGAAATAAATTCATAAAACCATACATAAAAACGATGAGTAAGTAAAATAAGGTAATAATTAGAAAACTATTAGAAAAATATGTATAGTTAGTAATAGGATAAATATAAATAAAAATATAAGAAACAATGAGATATAAAATAGTTAAACTAGTGATATTGTATAAGTTATGTTGGTCTGTTTTAAATAACATGATTTTTGAATAAAGAAAATATAAATGTTTATAAATGTCATTAAAGAATAGCTTTATCTTATCTAATAACTCCATTATATAATACCTTAGAAGAAATTAATTCAATCGTGTCATCATGGTTTTTTTACCATGACAATTGCGACATAAAGCTACTAAATTATTAACACTATTATCTCCACCATGTTGTAATTCAATAACATGATCTACTTCAAATGTGGCGTCTAATTGATTTTTACAATGTTTGCAATTCCAATTTTGTTGAGAAGCTATAAATTTTTTCTTAGTTTCGCTAACAGAACGTTTTACCTTATCGTTGCTTTGTTGTATATTAGATTGTTGTTTCTGTGTAGAATATTGATTTGGATTATTAGGTGGTCTTTGAACACCAGCATTCATTTTTTGAATAGGATTATCAGAGGAATTATTAAATAATGGTAAAAGGAGTTTGCTTGTATTTCTATCAATAGGCATAGATTTTATAAGATCATTCGCATGTAACAAGAAATTTTTAGATTCTCCTGGATTCTTTCTAAAAAATAAAATGAGAGATAACCCAATAAATCCAATGGTTATCATTTTCATATATTTTTGTCCAATTTTAAACATTTTAGTATATTTATTATCATGATAAGTATTTAATATTAAAAATCCAGTAATAATTATGATTAAAAATTCTGATCTCATATATTAAAAGCAAGGATATTTATTTATGATATAAGAAAATAATTAAACCAATAAAAGCCATAATAACAACAAATTTATATGTATCTTTATTATCCGATTTTTTATCTTTAATCTTATAATGCTGATAGTAAGTTTCTAAATATTTTTCATAATTGACTGATTCTATATTTAAGTGGATATTCATTTGATTATTAATATAATGTACCCATTTCGCAAAAGAGGCTTGTGAGTCCAAATAAGGGCTTACTGGTGATGTATCTAATAAGTCACAAAATTTCTTTTTTAATTGTGGATTTGGAATAAAAAGTGGTATATTTTGAACAAAATTATAATATTTTTTTTTAATAACATCATTTGGTTTTAATGGATAAATAAGAGAAATTGTTTGTAAAAAAAACCAAAAATGTGGTCCCCATATTTCTGGATTTAATTCCATATACAAGTAATTAATATAAAAACATTTATATTAATACATATAATGAAACGTAATTGTAAATTGCCCATAGTAAGTATAGGATTAATACCATTTACTATCATAAATAATAAAATAAAATATTTGATGATTAGACGAAAAGATTCGGTTGGATATATTGATTTTCTAAGAGGCAAATATATGCTTTATAATAAACAATTTATTATAAAGTTACTTAATGTCATGACAAAAAATGAAAAAGAAAAGTTATTAAATATAGAATTTAAAGATCTATGGCGTCAATTATGGGGAGAAGATATAAATATACAATATCGTAGTGAAGAAAAGATATCTAATGATAAAATTAGACAGTTAAAAGAGGGAATACATGTAAATGGAGTTACATTTGATTTACAGGATTGTATAGATGAAAGTAATACTTTATTTGAGGAAACAGAATGGGGATTTCCAAAAGGTAGAAAAAATTATCAAGAAAAAGATTTAGCTTGTGCTATTCGTGAATTTGAGGAAGAAACAGGAATTCACAAAGATAAAATCAATATCATTAATAATATTTATCCTTTTGAAGAAATATTTATTGGGTCTAATTACAAAGCCTATAAGCATAAATATTTTCTGACATATATTAAGGATAGTAATATATCATTAGAATATTTTCAATCTACTGAAGTAAGTAAATTGGAATGGAAAACAATAAAGGAATGTTTAGAATGTATTAGACCATATCATATAGAGAAAAAAAATGTCATAAAAAATGTAGATAAAGTATTAAATTCATTAAGATTAATCTCATGATATATTAATGACTACTAAATCAAAAGATAAAGGAGAAAAACAAGATTTAGAAGAACTAAGAGAGGAATATAAGAATTTATCTGATGAAGACATTGATTTAGATAATACATTATATAAAAATATTTTAAATCAATTAGAGATTTTGGATAAAGCACAAATTCAAGAAGAAACAGAATTCAATTACTTATATCCTAATTTAAATGATTCTATGTTTAATGTAAAAATAGCTGAAAAACAGGAATTTCATGAATTAAAAACGGAAAGTAAGGTTTACAATGTAAAGAAACGTTCTGATGAACTTTGTAATGTTTCAGGCAATAAAGAATTTGAATTGCTTCCTCATCAACTTTTTATTCATAATTATCTTTCTTTTCAAACACCCTATAATAGTTTACTTCTTTATCACGGATTAGGAACAGGAAAAACTTGTTCTGCTATTACCGTTTGTGAAGAAATGCGTGATTATCTTAATCAATTAGGAGTAACAAAACGCATAATTATAGTAGCATCACTCAATGTTCAAGATAACTTCCGTCTTGAACTCTTTGATAAACGCAAATTACAAAATATTAATGGCATTTGGAACTTAAACGCATGTTCTGGAAATAAGTATTTGAAAGAAATTAATCCAATGAATATGAAAGGGATAAGTAAAAAGGATGTCATACGACAAGTGAATCGTATTATAAATCAGAATTATCTTTTTTTAGGACATGAACAATTTTCTAATTATATTGAAAAACTGTACGATTCTACAAAGAAGAATAATATCAATAAGGAATTCTCTAATCGTCTTATTGTCATTGATGAAATTCATAATATACGAACTACGCGTGATAGTTCAAACAAAAGGAGTGTTAATAATTTATTAAATTTAGTAAAACATACTGATAATTTAAAATTACTTCTTCTTTCGGCAACTCCTATGTTTAATAGTCAAGAAGAAATCATATGGTTATTAAATCTTATGAATCTTAATGATAAACGTTCAGATATTAAAGTGTCTGATGTTTTTGATAAAGATGGATTCTTAATTCGTGATGAAGAAGGGAGAGAAATAGGAAAAGAACTTCTTATTCGTAAGGCTACCGGATATATTTCTTATCTAAGAGGAGAGAACCCTTATACATTTCCTTATCGTATACTTCCTAGTATGTTTATGGTTGAACATACATTAAGAAACTACATACAACCACGCTTACAACTGAATAATGCTATTATTTTACAACCTATTGACTACTTAGACCTTTGTATTACAACTATAGGTAATTATCAAAATAAAGGATATGAATATATTCTTCAACATAATATTGATAAACTTCCAAAAGATGATAATGGAGAGAAAGGGTTAGGATATCAAGTTCTTAATGCTCCATTACAAGCTCTCAATATTGTTTTTCCTTATGATAAATTAGATAAGAATGAAGAATTTGCTTATGAAGAACTCATTGGAAAACGAGGATTAAATCGCGTTATGATATATAATACAACAACAAAAAACGAATTTTTATATAATGATGAAATTTTGGAAACATATGGACCTATTTTCTCTCTAAATCTCATTGGAAATTATAGTTCAAAGATTAAATTTATTTGTGAATCTATTAAAAACTCTGAAGGTATTGTTCTTATTTATTCTCAGTATATTGATGGTGGTTGTATTCCTATGGCTTTAGCATTAGAAGAAATGGGTATTCATCGTTTAAAAAATCGGAATCTCTTTAAAACAAAGAGAACATCCACTATAGGTAACTATATTATGATTACTGGTGATAATCTACTTTCACCACAAAATAAAGAAGAAATAGATATTGCAACAGCAAATAATAATAAAAATGGAGAGAAAGTGAAGGTTATTATAATATCTGAAGCGGGTTCAGAAGGTATTAATTTGCAAAATATTCGCCAAATACATATTATTGATCCTTGGTATAATCTCAGTCGTATTGAACAAATTATTGGTCGTGGTGTTCGTAATTGTAGTCATAAATTACTTCCTTTTGAACAACGTAATATTGAGATATACATGTATGGTACTCAATTGAAAAATACAGAAATGGAATCAGCAGATATGTATGTTTATAGATTAGCGGAGAGAAAAGCAATTAAAATAGGTCAAATATCTCGTATACTTAAAGAAACCAGTGTTGATTGTCTATTAGGAAAAAATGTTCTTACTGAAAGTATTATGAACCAAACAGTAAAACTAAAATTATCTACAGGAATAACAATTAATTATAAAGTAGGCGATAAACCTTTTTCATTTGTATGTGATTATTTAGAAACATGTGAATATCAATGCAAACCCAATAAAGATATTACTAAGGTAGATATTACAACTTATAATGAAACATTCTTTGAATTAAATATTAATGTCATTACAAATAAAATAAAAAATTTGTTTAAAGATGGATATGTTTTCACCAAAAAAGATATTATAAGACGACTCAATTATCATAAAGAATATCCATTGACACAAATTAATACCGCTTTAACAAAATTAGTAACAAATTCAACTGAATATGTATTTGATCATTTAGAGAGAAGAGGTAATTTAGTTAATATTGGAGAATATTACATGTTTCAACCCATTGAATTGAATAATGAAAATATTTCTTATTATGATCGTAGTCATCCTGTTGCATTTAAAAATAAAATTCTTGATATTAAACTTCCTAAAAAATTTAAAGTTATTGAAGACGTTAATGTAATAGATATTATTAAAACTCATATCAAAAATGCACAAAAAACACATAATCTTAAAACGGGACGTAAAGAAATAGAATGGTATAAAGTTGCTGGAAATCAAAAAAATTTAATTCTTAAATATATGTCAGAAATTGATTATACAAATATGATTATAGAACATATTTTAGATACATTAGAATTTAATCATAAGCTTCAAATATATAATTATATCTTTGGTAAATCTAAATTAACTATTCTTGAAGCTAATATTAAAAAACAAATGGAGAGAAATATTATAGATTTAGATAATAACAAATATATTCTTATAGGTGACGTTAAAGAAAATGTTATTAAATATTTCGTATTAAATGATAAAAAATTTGAAAAAGCAACACATACACAAATAGAAACATTACTCAAATACTTAATAAAAAATCGGAAGACGGATTATAATAATATCATTGGTTTAATGGATAATTTTAAAAATAGTTATGTAATATTTAAATTTAAAAATACGACAAATCCAAAAGATAAAGGAGCGCGTTGTGATCAAAAGGGAAAATTAACTATTTTACGATTATTAAATGATATAGTAGGAGATGAAACTTATACTTATGATAATACAAAAGATATTACTAATTCAAAAGATATATGTGTATTAATAGAAGTTATACTGCGTTATTTTGATAGTATTAAAAAAAATAATAAATTTTGGTTTATTAATTTTGAAAATACATTATTAGATAAAAAAATAAAAAAATAAAAAAATAAACATAAAAATAAAAATAAACATAAAAATAAAAATAAACATAAAAATAAAAATAAAAATAAACATAAAGAATAAAATTGATTATATAAAGAATATTTTAGTATAATATATAAATGAGTAAAGCCATGAATAAAAAAACTTCTTCATCATCTTCATCTCATAAAAATCATAATTTATACATGAAGAATATATTAACACGTAAAATAAATTTACATGTAACAGAAATAGGAAGTAATATAAAACAAAATATTCAAAAGAAAATTTCTATGGAGATTGAAGGAAAATGTATTGTTGATGGATTTATTAAACCAGATTCTGTGAATATATTATCTTATTCATCTGGTTTATTACAACAAGATAATGTATCATTTGATGCATCATTTGAATGTCTCGTATGTAAACCAGTTGAAGGAATGAAAATACAATGTACTGTTAAAAATATTGCCAAAGGTGGCATAAGAGCTGAAATTAATGAATATATATCTCCAGTAATTATATTTATTGCTCGTGATCATCATTATCAAAGTAAATACTTCTCTAGTATTAAAGAAAATGATACTATTAAAGTGTCTGTCATAGGGCAACGTTATGAATTAAATGATAAATATGTATCCGTAATTGCAAAACTAATTGAACCTAAAAAATCAACAAAAATTAAATTAGTTATTGCTGAAAATTAAATTAAATATTGATGAAAATTAAATTAAATATATTTTTTTCTATTACAATATACTTATGGTTACACTTAAAAAATTAAAGGAGGAAGTAGAAAAATTTAATGAAGTGCATCAATTGGAAATATTGCGCATTTTACAAACAAATAACATTGAGTATAGTGAGAATCGCAATGGAACATTTGTAAATCTCACTAATCTAAACTCCAATATTATTAAGGAGATTGAAAGATATGTCCATTATGTAAAAGACCAAAAAAATATTCTAGAAGAACAAGAAAGCGAAAAAAGTAAATATATAAAAAATTATTTTAAAGAAAATAATAGTAATATTAGTAAATGAACCAAATGAACCAAACGAACCAAATGAACCAAATAGATAAATATATGCTAACAAATAAAAGAACTATAAATATCTTAAGACATGATTTTTATAATTCTATTATTTCTAAAAAGTTTTCTCATGTAAAACCAATATTAATACCAAAAAAGAATAATTTTTTTATTCCTCATCATAACGATACGCTTTTTTGGTGTTTTTATGTTATTCAAAAATCTATTGAAGATTATGAATTAATTTCTCTCTCTGGATTTAAAGAAGAACATGAATATAAAATCAAATTTATTGAAAAAATAAAAAAAGAAAAGTCAATGCTCAAAGAAAATAAAATAAAATATACAGAAATAGAGGATGATATGATTAATAAGAAAAATATTGGAATTAATAGTATTAAAGCACTTTGTTTATCATATAAAATAAATTGTATGATTATTAAAAATAAATCATATATTGATATTAATGGTGATATTAATGGAGATTCTGATGGAGATTCTGATGGAAAAATCCATATTATACAATGTATGAAAAATAAATATATGATTGCGTATGTTCATAAGGACAAAATAGATTATTATAAAACAAATTTGTTAAGTATACCATCTTTTACCAAACCTTTAAAATCGGTGAGTGCATATACATTAGATACACTTAAAACAATGTGTTTAAAATTAGATATTAGTATTTATAAAAACGAAGGAAAAACAAAATTAAAAAAAGAACTTTATGAATCCATCTTAAAAGAATTATTAAAAATTGAATAAATTATATAATGGAATTAAAATATATAATTTAATTATATACAAATGGCTGAACAACAGAGATTTAAACAATATTACCAAAAGTATTTGAAATCTCTCAACAATGAATTTGAAATACGATTTGGAACAAAAGGTAGAACTCTTACAAAGATTGATTATGAAAATGTTATACAGAAACTTAAATCTCTTGGATTTTCCATTAAAGATACTGATAATGAAGAGTATTCATTAAAGATATTTAATGAATATATTGATCCCAAAACAGGCAACATGAAAATATCTAACATACGAACTGAAATCCAAGGTTTAAGGAATATACAGCGTTATTGTAGAACTAATGCTATATTAGTAGCAGATTCAATTCCTTCTTATATTAGTTTTTTACAAAAAAAATCGGTCTTTAATGAAAATAATGAACCATTAAAACCTATTGATTTTAAAGATTTTAATTTTAGAGTTTCTTTACAAGAAGAGAAAAAATTAGATATTAATGATAGATTAATACGACTATTAATTGCCAATTGGTTAAATACAAAAAAAACATTTCGTTTTCTTAAAAGAACAAGTTTAGTTCATTCAGACTATGAATTACAAGTTGATTTTAGCATAGTTAAATCTTCAAATGTTAATAAACGAGGGCAACTTATTCCATCATTATCTTTTACAGATTCTAATGTTCTTAATAATTCTGAACTTTATGAAATAGAAATAGAAGTATTTGACCGCATTAAAACAGCAAAGGATACTGAAAAGAATTTTTTAGATATTAAAAAGGTCATAAAATATATTCTATCAGGATTACAACAGAGTAATTTTCCAATCGGATTAACAGAAGAAGACATAGTATTAAAACAGTATATGTCTATGATTTATGGAGAAGCAGCTGTTCTAAAACGAAGAATATTACCTAATGATTTTATTGGTCCTTCTGCTATTTCTTTAGAGATGAAAAATATTCAGAAATTATCAGATGAAATGAAAATATTATCCGAAACCACACCCAATATAAGAAATAATTATACTGTTACAGATAAGGCAGATGGTTTAAGAAAATTACTTATTATTTCAAACATAGGTAAAATATATCTTATTGACACTAATATGCATGTTCAGTTTACAGGTGTTAAAACAACTAATAAAACAACATTTAATAGTATTTTAGATGGAGAACATATTATTCACAATAAAATTCACGAATATATTAATTTATTTGCTTGTTTTGATGTTTATATTTATAATAGTAATGATGTACGAGACCTTCCTTTTGTTTTGGAAAATCCAAATGCAACTTCTAATTCCCGTTTACCTATTGTTAATAGAATAATTAAAGATTTAGATATTAAATCCATTACTTCTAATGCGTCTACATTTAAAATTCAACGCAAAACATTCTATAGTGGAGAAGCCATCTTTAATAATTGTCGTGTTATTCTACAAAAAGTTGATGATGGATTGTTTGAATATTATACAGATGGTCTTATTTTTACTCCTATGGATAAAGGAGTGGGGGCAATGAACCAAAAAGACAAACCTGTTAATTATAAGAAAACATGGAATGCTATGTTTAAATGGAAACCACCAGAAGATAATACAATAGATTTCTTAGTATCTACAGTAAAAGATGAAAACAAAAAAGATGTTGTTAATTATTTATTCCAGGATGGATTATCCACACAAAATATTTCTCAACTAGACCAATATAAAACATTAATATTACGTGTAGGGTTTGATGAACGGAAACACGGATATATTAATCCTTGTGAAGATATTATCAATGATAAATTACCATCGCGTGAAGATGTTGATAATCAAAATAGTTATAAACCAATGCCTTTTTATCCAACACAACCTTATGATCCTAATGCAAATGTTTGTAAAATAATCTTAGATACTACAGCATCCTTGGGCGATACACTTATGATGACTGAAGATAAATCTAATATATTTGAAAATAATATGATTGTAGAATTTCGCTATGATAAAGAGCGTGAAGTCGGATTTAATTGGATACCTATTAAAGTACGATATGATAAAACAGCAGAATATCGCAGAGGTTTAAAAAACTATGGTAATGCTTATCATGTAGCACAAAGTGTATGGCAGACTATTCACAATCCAATTACACAACGGATGATTACCACAGGTAGAAATATACCAACGGAATTAGGAAATGATGAAGTATATTATCAACGAGAAGGTATATCATACACCAAAGCATTACGAGATTTTCATAATTTATATATAAAACGGAAACTTATATTAGGTGTAAGTGAAGTGGAAAATACATTAATAGATTTATCTGTAGGAAAAGGCGGTGATTTACCAAAATGGATTGCTGCTGAATTATCCTTTGTGTTTGGTATTGATATAGCTCGTGATAATATAGAAAATAGAATAGATGGTGCATGTGCACGTTATTTAAATTATAGAAAAACCTATAAAAATATACCAAAAGTATTGTTTGTTAATGGCAATAGTGCAGAAAATATAAAGAGTGGTAATGCTATATTCACAGAAAAAGGCAAACAAATAACAAAAGCGGTATTTGGGGAAGGACCTAAGGATATACAAAAATTAGGAAAAGGAGTATTTAATCAATATGGAAAAGCAAAAGATGGTTTTGATATTGTGTCTTGTCAGTTTTCCTTACATTATTTCTTTGAAAATCAAAATACATTACAGAATTTCTTAAGAAATGTGAGCGAAACATGTAAAATTGGTGGATATTTTATTGGTACAAGTTATAACGGAAAGAAAATATTCAGACTTCTTCAAAATAAGAAACAAAATGAAGCCATTTCTAAGTTTATTGATAATAATAAAATATGGCAAATAACTAAGAAATATGATAATGATGTTTTTAAAAATGATAATTCTAGTCTAGGATATAGTATTGATGTTTATCAAAAATCTATTAATAAAACATTTACCGAGTATCTAGTTAATTATGATTATTTAATTCAGCTTATGGAATCTTATGGATTTGTTATTATTAATGATGATGAAGCAAAACAATTGGGATTTCCTCATGGAATAGATAGTTTTGAAACATGCTTTTCAATGATGGAAACGGATGTTAAAATAAATCCATCATCAAAAAAAGATATGGGACAATCATTAAAATTAACCCCAGAAGAGAAGTTCATTTCCTTTTTGAATAATTATTTCATCTTTAAAAAGTTGAGAGATGTTGATACTAAATCATTGCAAGTTGCATTGGGTAATGAAACATTAGAAGAAATTAAAACAGAAAATGCAGAATCAGAATCAATACAAAATGCGGCAATTAGTAGCGCACCATCAAAACGAGCCATTAAATTAAAAAAGAAAGTTAAGTTAGTTATATCATAATAAAAATATATAAATATATTTTTTTTTATTTATTAGCATGAGTTATTTTATATTACCAAAAATAGCATCACTATTAGATTTAAATAATCTAAAATTAAAATTAAGAAACGCAAAAAATGAAAATTATGAAAAGAATGAGGGTGAAATATTTATCAATTATAGTGTTTCAAAAACATTAAAAGAATGTAAAAAAGATATTCATAATTGTATTGAAGAATGGGATAATATAAAAAAGATAACGAATCCATTTGAATTCATCCATACAATTATTCCGGATTGTAAAACATCGGTTAGTAAAAAACTGCCATTATCGCGTTCTTATTTTAAGATGATTGAAATATGTAAAACATTAGATCTTACTTTTTCTAATAAACCATCTATAAATAGTTTTCATTTGGCAGAGGGACCTGGTGGATTTATTGAGGCCCTGGTTGATATGCGTAAAAATGCAAAAGATAGTTATTATGGAATGACATTACAAAGTTATGAAAGTTCGGTTCCTGGATGGAAAAAGTCAAGTCAATTTCTTGAAAAATATAAGGATAAGGTTATTATAGAAAATGGAAAGGATCGTATGGGGAATTTATATAATCCAGAAAATTTTAGTTATTGTCATGATAAGTATGCAAATACAATGAATGTGATTACAGGAGATGGAGGATTTGATTTTTCAAATAATTATAATTTGCAAGAAGATGATGCAATCCGTTTAATTTATACAGAAGTATGTTATGCAATTATGTTACAGAAATTTCATGGTCATTTTATATTAAAAATGTTTGATATATTTTTAAAATCATCAGTAGATATTTTATATTTATTATCGCATTTATACGAAGATGTTTATATTTTTAAACCAAATACAAGTCGTTATGCGAATTCCGAAAAATATATTGTTTGTAAAGATTTCAGATTAATAAATAGTCATAGTATTAGTAGAATTTTTTATAATCATTTGCAAGAATTAAATAAACATGATGATTCAAAATTTATTACAGAATTTTTCAATAAGGAATACTATACAATTTATAAGAATTCTATTATTGAAATTAATACAATTTTAGGACAACAGCAAATGGAAAATATTAACCTAACCATTGTTCTTATCAAACAATTGAAAAAGAAAGATAAAATAGAAACATTAAAGAAGCAACATATAAATAATGCTACGGAATGGTGTAAAAAATACGAAATAGAATATCATGATAAAATTACAACAAATAATATATTTTTATAATAATTTATAATAACGTTTCAAAATATTATAAATTATTTGCAAACTCTTTTATTGTCACGATATCTTCCTAAATAATTAGTACATACAAGACTATTCTTTTTAACATTAATAAATCCTGTTTGACCACCTGCAAAATAACTAGAATATCCATTAGTATTTAAATCACTTGCGATAGTGTCATATTTCAGTCTTTGAATTCTGTTACTGGCAGATACAGCACCTTGTTGACTAAATGGTTTATTGTTAGGTTTGTATATAACTGTTCTACAATTATCTACTGATGCGGTATCACCACATGCACGAGGACAATTTGCTTTTCCACTATAATCAGTATCATTATATTGAAAGTGAAAATCGTTTTGTTCATAGGTTCTACATCTTCGTTTTAAGTATTCATTATAAGAATAACTATAATTGTAATTTTTAACACCATTTTTATTATTAATAGATTTAATAACAGGATCATAATAACTACAATTTGGATTTTCAGCACAAAGTGCTAAACTATCTTTATAAATTTCTGTTGTTTCATTTTTAGCACAGTTAGTGCAATCTAATGTTTTTCTATAAATATTAAGACCACGATTAGTATACATATTAGATCCAGAAGTACCAACAACTCCACTAGTATTAGGATTAGAACGTTGATTTATTAAAAACCGATTACGAAAACTATAATTCAAACGATTGCCTGACATTTATATTTGAGTGAGAAAAAATAACAACTATATATAAATGAAATTAATCTATTTTTTTATAGCACTTTTTGGAATAATTTTGCTATCTCAAATTTTTCCTTTAAAAGAGGGATTAGAAACTACATCTGATAAAAGCAATTCTGATAAAGAAACATCTACAGAAACAAGTGATGATAGTACAACAAACAATCAGACAACTATTGATGATTTAGATACAACATCTACATCTGGCTCTGTTTCTACTGATAATATTCCTAATTATAAATCTTATGATAAAGGAAATACTCAAATACTTACTTATAAAAATGCCGGTAATATATCAGCTTTAAGAAATGAAATTATGGATTTAAAAAATTTAGCAGATCAGCATGAAAAACAAATTATTCAAAATAAAGAAGAGATTGATAAAACTCGTAATCAAATAAAACAACAAGGTGAAGCAATTAAAAATCAAACAGCAAAAGCAACCGAGCAATTAAGAAAATTCACTATTCCCCCAGATGCTATTACAAAAGGACAAACAGCAAAATCAGATTCTTCTAAAGAAACTTCTAGCGAACCTAATGGTAATACTTCTACCAGTTCTCTCTTTTCTAATTCTAAATCATCATCATCTACTTTAGGTTCTAGTATTTTTATGTAATATATAATTTAATATTTTACAAAATTTCATTAATATAAAATATTTAAATTTATATTTCCTTCATTAATGGATATTCAATATAAGTTTCAGTATTATAATTATGATTTAGGTCATACAATACTTTATTGTGTGTATTAATTTGTATTAAAGATAATAAAAGATTAAATCCTATAGTTGTTAGAGTAATAACATTAAACGTTCTAATTTTGTTAGAATAGATATAAATTGGTATAATAAAAAATACACTTAAGAAACTAATTAACCATATTAAAATATTATGTTTCCAATATTTACATCTTCGCTTAACTTTTATATTAATGCAAATAAAGAATATAATTAAATACATAAAAAATAGCAAACTGTTTATCATAGCAAAATAAAATAATAAATTATGTTGTTCTATATCATCATTAGGATTTAATAATTCCTTTCCTCTTAATGTATTAAAACTGTTAATTAATGTTGAATTAATATCTATCTTACTTAACACAAATCCAAAGACAAATATAAATAAATAATATGTTGCATAATAAACACCAATATAAATACCATTTGAACGCGTTATGAAAAATGTTTCATTGGAATATTTCTTAATAATTTGATATTCAGCCTGACATTCACCACATTTATTAAAGGCATTAGAATCATCCTGGTTATTTTCAGCGTAACGCCATAAATTCAAACATTCTTTATGTACGTAAATACTGGTGCCTTTACATTTACAAGGAATTATTAAATTATAACTGTCATCATCATCTAAGCATATGCGACATTGTCCTTGTATTTTTTTCATGTTTTATAGTATATAAATAAATTTATTTATATAGTATATATAAATTATGTCTAATTTTTTTGATGAAGTTTCCAAAGATGCAAAAAAAGTAGAACAAGAGTTATTAGGACCAGATTATCCTTATTGGAAATATATAAAAACACCAAATGAACTAGGTATTTCTTCTGGAGGTTCTATTTCTCATTTAATAAACGACATTGAAGGTATTATAAACTATGTAGAATTATTAGTAACGGGGTATGGTAACGCATCATCAACAGGAAGACCTTTAGGAACAAAATTCTTTTTAAAGACTGGGGGACAATGTACTGATGTTAAAACAAATAAATTAGTTGACCGTTATATGTATGTTAATAATATCCCAGACGGTTCTATTCCTTTTGTAACTAAAGATGTAGGCATGAACTTTGATACATTAGAAGGTATAATTCCTGGTATTTTATCTGATCTTACAGATATAAACCCAATGTCATTTTTCAAAGCGTTTTTTCAGGGTGCTGAACCTAAATGTAAAGAAATTACTATGCCTACAGTTAATCATAAAAATGAGAGATCTAGTGAATCACAATTTGTTCCTCTTGATGAAATTACTAATATTCCAGCATGTGATTTTCCTGATAAAGCAAACCCAGTAACAAATATCAAATGTATTGAAGGTTTTGAAAATGCGTCATCATCTCGTTCAATGGATTTTAATCATATTTATACATTTATTGTTAGTTTATTATTTTTATATATAATATCTAAATTACTTAAGAAATTATAAATCATATATCAAATACTTTTTATTTTAAAATATTATTATAAAAGATATAAAAATTTATTTATAATAATATTTATAATGTATATATAATAATGGAACAAAAGTTACAAAATACTCATTGGATCAATAATCAAGGTCCAAAACCTCCTCGTGGATTAACTGTAAATAAATTAAAACAGATTATGGGAGGTAATAATGAAACTTTAAAATCACGTATGTCCAATGATATTGATAAATTATGGTTATCTTATTATACCACAATGCGTACAGATAATAAGGACAAATTTGGACATCTTAAATCTTTTAATTATAAAAATCTTTTAAATAAAAAACGAATTAATAGAAGATCAAAAAATAAAAAACCTATACTATTTGAGTTTTTAAAGAAAAAAACAAATAAAGCAGGTGGAAGTAAATTTAATAAATCCAATAAAGAATCAAAAACTAAAAGATGTATAACAATGAAAAGTAAGAAATCCACTAAGAATCAAAAAACTAAAAGATGTATAACAATGAAAAATAAGAAATCAATAAAAAAATCAATGATTCATATAAATAATCGTAATAGTAAGAATAGTAAGAATAGTAAGAATAGTAAAAAGAATAAAAAGAACATTGAAAATATAAAAATTAAAGAGATGATAGGGGGTGACTTTAATATTTTACTTAATACAGATAATAATCAAATACTTAATGACTTTATAAATGATTATAATATGGGTAAAATGACTGATGATTTTTTTCCTTTACCTCAAGATTTATTAAATACTTTAAATATATATTGTGAATCAGGATTTGGTAGAACAGGATTTGATCTTGATTTTAATCAATTTGAAGAATATATAAATAGATCTGATTTTTTTTGTGAAGAAAATTATTCACATGATAGATGGCAGTCATTACAAGCAAACAAAAATTTAAATGGTGATATTCAAGTATATGGAATGCAAGAACCCGCAAAAGAATTAAAACTAAAACTACAAATGTTATGTTGGCTTATGTATAATCGTAAAATAGGTATTTATATAACTTTTCAATATGAACTATTAGAAGAAAAAATATGGTTTTTATTAGCTTATATGGGTATTAAAAATAAAATTTCAATGCCAGTTGAGATTAATTTTTATAATATAGAAGTTATAGATTGGACACCAACTAGTACACAACAATGTAATGAATTTTTACATATTCTTGATAATACTAGAACAGATATTGTGTTTCATTGTGAATCAGGACTTGGTAGAACAGGAATTATGATGTTTCTTATTACAGAATATAAGAATACTATACTCTATTATAATGATGTTAATAATAATATAGATAATTTAAAAGATTATTATATTATTCCAGAAAATATTTTAGAAGATAATTGGAGTACTGATGAAGAACGATTCAGCGGTAAAAATCCTGCATTAAAATATTTACCTTATACTAATCTTGATATTAATAATATGATAGATGATATTAAATACTATTATCCTAATATAAATGATAATGATGATGATGCTGCTATTGAGATTACAAATGTAGAAACTAATGTTTTATATGAATTATTTATACAAAGAATAAATAATATTTATTTAGCTATTGCATATCATTTGAAACAAATTGAGTATTTTACAGATGTTGTCTATGTAAGACAGTATACTATGATAAATCGCACTTTTAAAACAATAGAACTATTAATGGAGTGGTATAGTAATCCCGATAATCAATCTATTATTACAATATAAATAATGATAATTAAAAACAGCTACGATAAATACCTGTATAATACCAACTGCAAAGAGAGAAGCAGCAATTATAATATAAATTATTTTCATTTATATTATAATATAATATATTTAAATACTTATTTACGTGAGGAATAGTTTCGTGCTTTGCGAGATTTGCGAGTTTTACGAGTTTTACGTGCTTTGCGTGATTTGCGTGATTTTTTCCGAATAGTTTTTCGTTTTTTATGAGAACCACAGTTGCTACCTCCTTTTTTGGATGAAGTTAAAAATAATCCACGAACACTTGTGGCTACATTTCCAGCAATTTCTTTAGTATTTGTTATTAAACGATCCGCCACTTGCTTTGTATTTGCTGCTAAATGTTCTGCTGTTGATTTAGTTTTAGATGCAACATCTTTTACCATAACCTCTGTTTGGGAAGCAACTTTTTCTGCTTTTGCTTCAGTTTTACTTATTACTTTTTTCGCATCTGTTTCTGTTTCTTGGATAGGAGTTGGTTTGGGAGTAATTTTATTTACTTGTTTATTAAGTTTATTTACTAAATCTGTTAATGTTGGCTTACGATTACTCATATCTATATAATAAATATAGAAATTATATTCATCAACTCTATATTTATGCGTGACACAATTGATGTTGACGTGTTGTTGTCTTTAAGTTTTTGTATTTAGTATAGACTGAACTATCTTTAATACCATATTGTTTAGGTTTTTCTAATTCAATATAAGTTTGAGTATTAGTTCTGATAAGACGGAACATTTTTACTCTATTATATAGACTAAAATCGCGAGCAGCAATTAATTCAGATGCTGGATTATTACAACTATGACCCATATTTATATATATATATAATAAATAAAAAAATATATTGGATGAAATTATAATAGAACTGAATAATATAATATTTTTAAATTTATTCACATAATATTCTTGGAGTAACATTCATAGTTATTAATTCTTGAAACAATAATTTACACGCATAAGGTATTTTTACTAGACTAAAGTTTGTTCTGTTATCACAATTTTTACAATGATGTATCTCTAAAGCATCATTATAGGATGTGATTAATCCACAACAATTACAAATATATACTTGATATTTATCTGAAGCGTCATACATTCTTTCTTTAGTAAATGCTGCCGCACCGTGTGATATTGTTGCATCTCTTTCCATCTCTCCAAATCTTAATCCACCATCTCTACTTCTTCCTTCTGCTGGTTGACGTGTTAATATTACCATAGGTCCAATACTTCTACTATGTTGTTTATCATTGACCATATGTTTAAGTCTTTGATAAAATACAGGACCCATAAATATAGTGGTTTCTATTTGTTCTCCTGTCATTCCATTCATCAACAACTCATTACCATATTTTTCATATCCTAAATTAAGCAATTCATCAGATATAAGTTCAATAGGTAATTCATTAAAACTTGTTCCATCACCAAATAATCCTAATTCTAATAGAACTTTTCCTAAAAGTGTCTCCTTTAATTGTCCTATTGTCATACGAGATGGAATAGCATGAGGATTAATAATAATATCTGGTCTAACACCATTGGCATTAAAAGGCATGTTTTCTTCCGGTAAAATAATACCAATGGTTCCTTTCTGTCCATGTCGTGAACTCATTTTATCTCCAATGACTGGTTTTCGCATTTTTCTCAATCTTACTTTACAAAATGAATATCCATCTCCGTTGCAATTCACATAATTTTTATCAATGTATGTTTCCTCTTTTGTTCTATAACATGTGCTTTTATCTAAATACTTTATTGTCTTTGTTGGGTCATTCTTATTTTCTTTAATTGGAATAACTTTTCCAATAATCATATCTTTATCCTCAATAAGTGTATTTTCAGGAATAAGACCTTTGGTATCTAATTTATCATAATTTGCAAATTTCATTCCTTTAGATAATTTTTTATCTGGTTTACATCTAATTTCCTCGTTACCATGTACTTTCTTATCTTCATCTTTTTCAGTATTGTAAATTATAGCTGAAAATAATCCTCTATCCAGTGCACCTTGATTTACTATAATAGAATCCTCCTGATTATATCCTGAATAAGTTGCAATAGCCACTATCACATTTTTTCCTGAAGGAATATTATTCAAATTTATAATATTCATTAGACGGGTATCTACTAATGGTCTCATTGGACCATTCAAAACATAGGCTGTTTTATCCATTCTTGCATTGAAATTAGTAACATACATACCCATTGCTTGTTTTCCCATAGCACACTGATATGTTACTCTAGGACTTTGATTATGTTCGGGAAATGGAATACATGATGCTAATATTCCAAATATTGTGCTTGGATGTATTTCACTATGAGTATATTGATGTATTTTACGCGTATTATTATTCTCTAGCTCTTCTGGTTTCATAGAAATCATTAAATAATTTTGTTCTTCTACATCAATATATTCCATGACTGATTCATCAAGATGATGATTTGTGAATAAATCATCCCATTCTAATGCATGGTTCCTTAGTCTCTCAATAATCTCGGGTGTAATCAACAACTTATTGTTTTTTACTTTAAGCACAGGTCGTGTTAATCTTCCACCATCGGTGCATATACGAATTTCCATTTGTGGTATATCAAACACAATAGATGTGTATATATTAATAATACCTTGAAACTTCTTTTCTTTTAAGTCAATATATAGTTTATATGGCTCATTTGAAATACCGATCCAGTTTCCATTAATCATTAGTTTTACTTTATTGTGAAACTTGGTTGTATCGTAATCCACAATACGTTCAATGTAAGGTTCAACATAGTCATATAAAGGTTTACTATCTGATGCAATAGTGACATGCGTCATATAACTCAAATTCTTTACTACACCTACAGATGCTCCCTCAGGAGTTTCTGCTGGACAAATAAATCCCCATGATGAATTGTGTAATTGACGAGGATCTATCATTTTACCACTTTTATCAACTGGAGTATTTATTCGTCGTAAATGACTTAGTGAACTGATATATGTAAGCCGATTAAGAACTTGTGCTACACCAACCTTATTACTGTTCACACTTTTGACACCAAAATCTCCGGTTGCTAACGCACGTTTAATTCCATTTTCTATGGTTGTTGATTTTATGACCTTATAAATATTTGTATAATTAATAATATTGAGATAATCATTTTTGGATTTCCATGAACCAGTATTAATCTCTCTAATAATCTGTTTTTGCATATCTTTGACTAATTTATTAAAATAATTACGAAATAAATTATTCAATAACTTTCCTGTTGTATCTTGTCGTTTATTAATATAAGAATCACGATTATCCGTTTTTTTCCATTTTAAACTGGTTTGTAATAGACGATTAGTCATATATCCCAAGAAATATATTTTCTGCTCCTTTGTTTTACAATGAGGGAATAAATCATTATGAATAACATCGTTCGTAAATTCTTTTTTCTTTAATCTTCCACTTTCCTTATCCATATTAATCGGTGTAAACATTGATTGTGATACGATATATTCAAATGCTTCTTCTTGTGTTCCATATTTTTCTACTTCAATAATGGTTCCTTTTAAAGCTTGAAGCATCGTCTTGTATTTTTCGTCATTAATATCCAATAAGATGATACTACAGATTGTTTTATCTGATAATATACCCAAAGCTTTAAATAGTATAAAGAGAGGAATAGGATTTTTCATGCGAGGTAATTGAATATATATCGGATTTCCAAATCCATTGTTTTTCGAAGCAATCATCATCGTTATTTGCTTAGGTGAAATACATTTAAAATCCGGTACTGATTTGATTTCCGCTTTCCATAAATATTTATTGTTTTTTTTCATATTGAAACAATATATCTTGTTTTCGGCTGCTCGTTCTTGTGCTAATACTGTTTTTTCACTACCATTGATAATAAAATAACCACCTGCATCAAATTTACATTCGTTTACCTCTTCGGGAGTAAGATGAGAATATTGCTTCAATATACAAATGGAAGATTTCAACATGATGGGCAACTTACCAATATGAACCTTCGGAATTTTCGTATGATATGTTTGAATGTTATTCAATTCATCACCTGAACGAATAACAATCTTGATATTCAAATCCATAATCATTGTTGACGCATATGTGAAATTTCTTAGTCTGGCTTCTTGTGGAAACATAATCTTTGTAGCACCATTATTTTCATGAATTTGAGGACGATATAAATAGAAATTGTCAAATGTAATAAACATTTCCAATTTATATTTTTTCGTTATAGGATCTAAATCATGGTCTGAGTGAATACATACTGGATTGAACATATCAATTGTTCGCTTGATTTGATTATTAACAAAATCATTGTAAGACTCTACTTGATGTCTCACAAGTCTTGCTAAATATTGATTTTTGAAATAACTATTAATAACGGTCCATGGCGATTCAATATCCATTTTGGTATGAATATTATAAAAACATTATATTTATTTCAATTTATTTCTCTATTAATTATATGATAATTAAAGATAATTCAAAAAACGATATTTCTAATAATCAAATTATCTTATATAATGAAAAAAACCCTTATATTAATACGCTTGATCTATCTAATATAAAAATAAATATTAATCCTATAAACAATTACCTAGATAATGAAAACGATGAAGCAAAAGAAGAAGATAATAATAATATCTTAAATGAAACTTATTTAGAAGGAAAAATAACTAATATCTTAACAATAATGCGCAAAAACAGAGAACAAAATAAATATACTCCTTTTATTAAAATATTAGATGGTAATGAATACAACAATGGTAATGAAAATACTAACAAAAAAATGATTGAAAATAATTCAAAAGATAAAAATACATTAAACAATATGTTTAAAAAATATGGAGAAGAATATGACAAGGTATATTATAATCCAAAATTAGATAAGGATTATTCTAATTTATATACATTTCTCTCAAATGATGCAAATAAAGAGCCTATTAAAAGTCCCAAAAAGGTAATAATTAATGCTTATATTGAAAGTATTGATGATTTATTAAAAATAATTAAGGATAATCCGCTTGATCGTATGATTGAATATAATATTAATATGAAAGCGTTACATAATATTAAAAAACCTTTAATAGATTTAAATAATATGATAGGAATTAAGGAGTTAAAAGTTTCTATTGTAGACCAATTATTATTTTATATTCAAGAGTTTAATAGTAAAAGTGCGAAACAACAGGATTATATGCATACTGTAATTTATGGACCACCAGGAACAGGTAAAACAGAAATAGCAAAGATTATAGGTAATATTTTTAGTAAATTGGGTGTATTAAAGAAGAATGTATTTAAAAAAGTAACACGTTCCGATCTTATTGCTGGATATTTAGGACAAACAGCTATAAAGACAAAGGATGTTATTAACGAATGTTTAGATGGTGTTTTATTTATTGATGAAGCATATGCTTTAGGTAATGAAGAAAAGAGAGATAGTTTTGCCAAGGAATGTATAGACACATTATGTGAAGCTTTAAGTGATCATCATGATAAATTAATGGTTATTGTAGCGGGTTATAAAAAGGAATTACAAGAATGTTTCTTTAAATATAATCAAGGTTTAGATTCTAGATTTACATGGCGTTATAATACTGACCAATATAATGCAGAAGAATTAAAAATGATTTTTGAAAAGAAAGTGAAAGATTATGGATGGAAAATGAATGATACAGTTAAAATCTCATGGTTTGAAAATAACAAGGAACATTTTAAATTTTTCGGGAGAGATATGGAGGTATTATTTTCTAAAACAAAAATAGCCCACAGTAGGCGTGTTTTTTGTAAGCCAAAAGAAGAAAAAACAATAATTACTTTAGATGATATGAAAAATGGTTTCAAATTATATCTAAAAAATCTTAATGATCCAGAAGAAAATGAATCTTCAAAATATATTATGAACACAATGTATAATTAATTTTATTTTACTTTATTATTAATGGATACAAATACAAAAAAAAAGATTATAATTAATCCAAATTATTTAGGTATAGGAAAAAACAAAGGACAAAAATATAAAAAGGAAAAACCAGTCATAAACCAATCTATTGCAAAACCAAATATGATTAAAAGTGCATTAATTAATAAAATTAAAGAACATAAGAAAAAACATGAAGGTGAACAAATTAGAGAAACCAATGAAAATAAAGTAAATAAAAAACAATCATTAAATGAATTTACAGATGAATTTAATCAATCTTTAGATTATTTACAAAACTTAATTAAAAAAAAACAAAAAAAGAATAAAACATTAAAACGATATGCTATTAAGAAACAAGAACCTATGATAAATATAAATACATCAGCAATACCACAACAAAATAATGCATCAAGAATTCCGTTACAAAACGCACATAAACAAAGGTCAAATATTTCTTATACATCAACAGAAGAATTACCTCCTTTGCATCATCTTGTTCAAAAAAAGAGAGAAAATAATCATCAAGATCAACAAAAGTATTCCAATCAACAAAAATATCAAGATCAACAAAAGTATTCCAATCAACAAAAGTATTCCAATCAACAAAAGTATTCCAATCAACAAAAGTATCAAGAACAACAAAAATATCAAGAACAAATTCCTAATAAAATAGAATATTCATATACGAAACCTTTATCTCAAAATAAAACATTAAAAAACGAACCACCTTATGGAAATCTTAAACAAGGAAATAAACCAACTTATCGTAGTTATATACGATTAACCGATGAAAAACCTCAGATTACTGCATTAACAAAGAAAAATACTGAACTAAATTCAAAAATTTCATCTTTCTTGTATCAAGATGAATTAAAAAAAGGGATACATCAAACTTATTCAGGAGGAAGACTTAAAGAAAATAAACCACGATTAACAATTGATTCTATTTCTTCTCTCAATGATAAACCAAAAATAGAGAGAAAAGAACGATTAAAAAAATATAAAACGAAAATTAAACGAAAAACTATACGACGAAGACATAAGTTAGGAAAAAGCAATAGAAAAGTAGGTGTATTAATAAAAAATCATCATACACGTAAAAAAATAGAAAATGAGCGTAATCAATTAAATTACATCAGTATGTACGAAGTTAAAGATTATTTACGAAGACACGGATTATTAAAAATAGGAAGCACAGCACCAGATTATCTTTTAAGAAATATTTATAATGATTGTAAAATGGCAGGTGATGTCAATAACAATAGTGGTGATGTTCTTATTCATAATTATATTAATGAATAAGTTTAAAAAGATAAAGACTAAATCTATTAATAACTTTAAATATGACATTAATAGATTATTACTTTGATGAAACATCCAAATATACAAAAGAATATGGAGAGAAAACAGTGGTTCTAATTGAATGTGGTAAATTCTTTGAAATTTATGGAGTAAAAGATAAGAGAACACAGGTTATTTGTAATAATAAAAGTAAGATAGAAGAAGTATCTAAACTTTGTAATTTGAGTATTGCTTTTAAAAATGGCGATAAAAATAATATTATTATGGCTGGTTGTCCTATGAGTAGTATTGATAAATACATCCAACTATTAGTGGAAAATGGTTGGACTGTACCACTTATTCTTCAGGATAAAGTTATCAAAACTCATCGTAGTTTAAAGAATGTATATACAGCAGGATCATATTTTAACAATAATGATACTCAAATTACTAATAATATTATGTGTGTATGGATAGAAGTAAAGAATCCATCATTTGTTCGCACATCAAAAGATATGTTATGTGGTATTTCTGTATTAGATATTTATTCAGGTAAATGTTATATTCATCAATATGAAATAAATCATTATATTCACGAGCCATCTAGTTACGATGAATTAGAACATTTTTACACAATTTATAAACCAAAAGAAGTGCATTTTATTTATGATAATATGAGTGAAAAAGAACTATCAGAAATAATACAATTTATTAATGTGGATTCTCTTGTTATTAAAAAAGAAATAACTGCGCATACTAAACTAAAGAATTGTCAAAAACAGACATATCAAGAGGATATTTTAAAAAAATATTATGAAATAAATGATTATAATATATTTATAGAAAGTTGTTTATTAAATGAATATGAAATAGCGAAACAATCTTTCTGTTATCTTTTAGAATTATTGAATAATCATAATCCAGATTTAATAAAAAATATATATGAACCTCAAATGTATGATATAACCAATAATATTATTCTAGGTAATCATTCATTAAAACAATTAAATATAGTGGAGGATAAAAATAATACTAGTAAAATATCTTCAGTTGTATCTTTTCTCTCTTTTTATTGCCTAACTATTATGGGAAAAAGAGAGATGAAAAAGAATATTTTAAATCCGTGTTGTGATATTAACCATTTAAATGAACAATATGATATTATAGATTATGTTAAAACTAAGAATGACCAATTTTCTTATGTATATAAGGAGTTAAAAGGAATAGTAGATATTGAAAAATTATTACGAAAAATCATGTTAGGAACTTTAACACCGGTGGAAATAGCTAACTTATATTCCAATATAAAAACTCTTCTCTCCATTTATAAAAAAATAAAGAAGGATAAAACATTAAAAAAATATATTCAATCTCATATCAAAGAAGATATTGATAAACAATGTAATATATTAATGAGTAAAATAGATGAATCAGTAGATATATCAGAATGTACGAGTCAGTCTACAACATTAGAAAAGAATATTTTCAAATATGGTGTTTATGATAAAATAGATAACGTTTTGGATAAATATGAAAATGAAAACAATAAATTATCGTTATTTATTAATTATTTAAATGAGATGCTTTGTAGTTTAGAAAAAGGGCAACAAAAGAATTATGTTTATATGCATAAAACTGATAAATCGGGTATTTCTCTCCAATTAACAAATAGAAGAAGCAAATTATTAATAGATTATATAAAAAAACATCCTAATTCAACTTTTTCCATACCATCTTCTCATTCTAATGAAGAACCAACAATTATTAAATTATCTGATTTAAAAACAATAACAGGAACCTCTAATTGTAAACGTATAGAAAGCGAACAAATAAGAACGATAATGGATAATATTACTTCTCTCAATTTAGAGTTAATGAATGTTATTAATGAATATTATATTACTTTTCTCTCCAATTTAATAGAATTAAATGAAAATTTAAAAACAATTATTCTATTTGTTATTAAAATAGACATAGTAATGACCAAAGCATTTATTGCGAAAAAATATAATTATTGTAAACCATGTATTAAGAATGCTAAGGAATCATTTTTTGAGGCAAAAGATATAAGACATTTGCTTATAGAACATTTACAAACAGATGAATTATATGTTCCTAATGATATTTCTCTCGGTAAAGAAGATAAAGGACACTTATTATTTGGAACAAATGCGGTTGGTAAATCATCATTAGTAAAGAGTATAGGCATTTGTGTTATATTAGCTCAATCTGGATTTTTTGTTCCTTGTTCATCGTTTACTTATTTTCCATACAAATCTATTTTTACGCGTATTCTGGGTAATGATAATATTTTTAAAGGACTAAGTACCTTTGCAGTAGAAATGATAGAACTCAATACAATTCTTAAGTTCTCTACAAATCGTAGTTTAGTATTGGGTGATGAATTATGCTCAGGAACTGAGACAATATCAGCTATTAGTATTTTCATTTCAGGTATTTTAGATCTTTATAAGAAAAAAAGTTCATTTATATTTGCGACACATTTTCATCAAGTAACAGAAATGGAAGAAATAACTAGTTTAAAACATCTTAAATTAAAACATATGAAAGTAAGATTTAATAAGGAAATAGATCGGTTAGAGTATGATAGAAAATTATGCGATGGACCTGGAGACAGTATTTATGGTTTAGAGGTATGCAAATCATTACGAATGCCAGAACATTTTCTATCTCAAGCGTATAATATACGTCTTAAATTGCTTCCAAAAACAGATAGTATTTTAAATAATAAGACATCAAAATACAATTCATTAAAAATAAAGGGAAATTGTGAGGTATGTGGTAAGGAAGGAATTGATGTTCATCATTTACAATTTCAAAAGAATGCAGATAAAGATGGTTATATTAAAACATTTAATAAGGATCATAAAGCAAATCTTATTAATATATGTAAAAAGTGTCATAATGAGATACATCAAAATAACAAAGAATTTAAAAAGGTTAAAACGACAAAAGGATATGAATTAATGGAATTAAATTGAAGTTCTAAATAATTTAAAATAGTATTTAAAAATATAAAGATGGCCTTTTCCTCAAAAAAACCAAGTGCTCTGAAGAAGTCTAAATTTAATTTTGTTCCTTTAAAACCATTAATTATGACACCTATAGACCCTCGTATTCTTGAAATACAAGAAAATTTAAAAAAAATGGATGGAGATCTTATCCAAACTATTTATAATTCACCTCATTTACCATTGGTGAAAGGATTAAAAATAAAAAACATTGGAATGGTAATGAGAAATGGACAACCAGAAAAACAACGACATATTCTCTTTGTAGAAAGTATTTTAACACCAAATAAAAAAATACCTGTTATGAGTGAGAAATTTTCAAATGGACAATTATTTTATCAATCTACGGGAACATCAAGAGAGTTAAATACATCTATTCAAGATTTATGGTTTCCATTTGAATATTTAGGAAGAACAAAAATACACAAATCAGAAGATAAATATTTATTAGATGATAAACTCATTAAAAAAGATATGGAAAATAAAGAAGGTAATAATCCTTTATTATATATGCGTTTTATTAATGCCAATAATACAGCGATTTCCAAATATCTTCAATCAGTTGTAGTACAACCTTCAAATAACTTTCCTATTATTGAACCCAATGATCCTTTCGCCCATTTTACATCTCAAGATGAATTAATTGAATATATAAAAAATACTCCATCAGAAATTATATAATTATTGGTATTTACAAAAAATTGAAATACTTTTTATTATGACAGTATGACATCTCTGATCTAAAGCAACAAGTACAATTATTCAAAGCAATTCAAGACTACTACAATTCAAGGCTACTACAAATTGATTACTATTGAGTTTATAACAAAAATTGTTATTAACTCATTATATCAAAATGGCTGGAAAATATGAAGGTTTAGAAGATTGTGATGTTTGCGCAATGCCGTTTACATCAGCAATTCGCAAACCAATTACGTGTTTTTCATGTGATTACAAATTATGTACTCAATGTATCCAGCGATATATTTTGGAAAGTAAGGAAAAGCCACATTGCATGAATTGTAAGAAGGATTGGGACTTGCAGTTCATATCATCGGTGACTAATCCTATGTTTTATGATAAAAAATTAAGGAACCATAATGCTGATCTTTTAATTCAAGAAGAAAAAGCATTGCTTCCTGGCAGTCAACAGGCAGCTCAGCAGTATCATCAGAAACTAATACTGGAAGAAGCGAAATCTAATTTAGTAAATGAAAAAAATGTCATTTATGAACAAATTAGAGTGCTTAAAGAAAAAGCAGTAAAAATCAATCAAGATATTAATATTATTACAAATAATATTAGAGTTATTAGTCGGGATATTAATAATAATATGGATACTGTTGATGAAAACGCAGAAATACAAGAAAACACCAAATACATTATGAGCTGTATTAAAAAAGATTGCAATGGTTATATTTCTACCTTATTTCAATGTGGAACATGTAATATCAAAATATGTCCAGATTGTTATAAAGAATTAACAACCGAAGAACATGAATGCAATAAAGATGATGTTGATACAGTAAAGATACTAAAGAAGAACACAAAAAATTGTCCAGTTTGCAAAATATCAATCTTCAAGATTGAGGGTTGTGACCAAATGTTTTGTACGAATTGTCATACTCCTTTTAGTTGGAGAACAAATCTAATTGTTACAGGTAATATTCATAATCCGCATTATTATGAGTTGCAAAAAAATAAAAATATTAGAGCACTTGGAGATTATCCTTGTGGAGGATTACCACATATTTCATTTTTCAAATCAAAAATACAAAAAGTTGATTCTATTCAACAGTCTCACAACTTATTAAAATATTTTAATTTATCGCGATATATCCGAACTGTTTTAATTCCAACAGATCAAAATATAAATTATAAATATAAATCTTTTGAATATAATGCAGGATCTTATCAAAACCTACGTCTTGAATATATAAATAAAATTATTACTGAAGATAAATGGAAAAATGAGTTGAAGAAGAAACATAAGCAAAACATGAAGAATAATGATATCTTCATGATCTTTGATATTTATGTAAGAATGAGTATAGAGAAATTCATAGAGATTATGAATACAGATAGAATTACAGATGAATATATAAAAAATATAATTATGCAATTAAGAGGATTATTAGAATATTGTAATCAAGAATTTGAAAAAATATCAAAAAAATATAATGATAAATACCAAATCTTTATTGGTCAATGGGATATGTTTCATAAAGAAATTTGTACTCTACTTGAGAATGATTCCTCTTATAATGATAGTCTTAGATTAAGAATATTAAAACAAACAATGTATACGCCAAATATTATATACAAATATAATGTGAATACACAAAAGAATATTAAACAAACAGCTAATCATATAGCTAATATGTTTGTAGTTCCGGGAAATCATTTAGTTAATCATCTTTATAATATTCATTAACTATCCGTAATTACACCCTAGGTAATTTATTCAGATACCCGTAATTATTATATTATTTATTTTTATATATATTTTTTAGTGAATAATCTATAAAAATATATACTAGATAAAATAAAATTTTGTATTTTGTATTTTTTATTTTTTATTTTTTATTTTTTATTTTGTATTTTTTATTTTTTACAACAAAATTTTTTACTTTCTACTCGTAAAATACTAGCAGGTGTGTTGAAACTAAAAGGTAAAGCATTTCGTCTTAAGGGATCACTAGGAAGATTAAGTGAGGCAACTTGTTTTCTACTTGGTGGGACAGGCATATACATTATCTTTAGATAATATATAAATGAAAAATTTAGTAACAAATAGTTTAAATTTTATTAAAAAACACATTTCCAGTATTCTTTTTGTTGTATTTGTCTCATTTGCTTATCTTACAGTAAAAGTTTTATACCATTTAAATGGTGATAAAGGAGAGAAAACAATTAAGAAAATATACGTTATAGAATCCTTTGAAAATGATGACTTATTTAAAAATGGACTATGTAAAGCAACTGAAGGACATAGTGATAAAAGAGAGAAAGCATGTAATACTTTAACAAAAGAGAATTGTGAATTATCAGAATGTTGTATATATAATAAAACTGCGGATGAACAACTTAAATGTGTTGCTGGAAATGATAGAGATGGACCTACTTATAAATAAATATTTAAATAATATTTTCATTATAATTATTTTTTTCTATATGTTCTAAATATTGTTTAATATTTTTACATTTATGTAATCGAATTGCTAATTTAGGACGACAAAATGTGCAAAATCCGGATTTACTATTACCTAAATTTCTTATTTTTCCTTTTTCTGATGTATTTCTACGTCTTTTTTTAATTTTCTTTTTAATCATATATTTATTTATAATTATACTTATATTTATTTATAAAATTTTAAATATAAAATTGATTTAATTATTATTACATTATATATAGTAATCATGATTATCCCAGTAAAGTGTTTTACATGCGGCAAAGTATTAGCTGATAAGTATTTATATTATCAAAAAGAGGTCAGAAAAATGAAGGTTGATAATGAATTACCTTTAGAAGATGTTATTTATTTGACAAAAGAAAACATAAAAAAAACACCTGAAGCAGTTGTATTGGATAAATTAAGGCTAACTAAAATTTGTTGTCGTCGGCATATGCTAACTCATGTTGATATATTTTAATAATATCTTTTAAATATATATAATGACAAAATATACAAAAAAACGGCAATCCAAACAGTCCAAACAGCATAAAGGAAAACAACAGCGAAAATCACGTTCTAAATCATCAACAAAAAAAACCACTAAAGGTCGTCGTCATTATAGAAAGCGAACTACTCATAAAACACATAAAAATAAACGTGGTGGGGGATGTCGCGGTCAATCATTACCTCCTGTTCCCTTTGTTCCTCCAGGTGGTATGTATATTCCAGGAGGAATTAATGGTCTAGATAGTGGATATTATTATGGTAAATTATGTAATCCTATTTTACCTGATCCAGTTGTGGCTAATAATTATCAATATAAAGTTCAAAAAGGAGGTAATGTTCTTCCTCGTGGCTTAGTGGATTTAGGAAGAAATGTTGAATATAAATTAAAAACGCTTTATGATAATTATATGGGTGAAAAACCATCTGCATCACCTGATGTTATGAATCAACCTATTGATAAAGAAACAAAAGTTGTTTATATCAATCCCCCCAATATTCCTCAAATATTAAATAAATCTGCAAAAGTCAATAAAACAAATTAAGTTTAAATATTTAAATAGTTTATTTTTTATTATTTTAGATATTTATCTTTTATGATTTTAAATATTTATCTTTTATGATTTTAGATATTTATTTTTTATTATTTTAGATATTTATCTTTTATTAATTTTTTAAAGACATTATCAAATATAATTTTTTCTTAATAATAGTTATAAATGAATGTTGTTAAAGAATTCAAAAAACTCTGTACACCCGCACAATCTTATTTAGTTTTATCTGTTGTTAGTGTTGTTTCTGTATTTTTAACCACTATGAACTTAGGTAGCCTTGTTGTATCTTTAGCACTTGCTGCTGCATGGGCGTACATTCTTAATATGGTTTGCGATAAAGCCAATAATACTGTTGCATGGATTCTTGTCTTAGTACCCATCTTTGGTGTTCTTGGACTTACCGGTTCTATCTTATTAAGTTTCCTATAAATTAATTATCAATACTTTTTTTAATAAATCATTATATGTTTAAAAATTTATTAAAAATATTATACTCATTTTATAATATATGATAAATGAAGAGTTCTCATGGAAATTTATAGATACATACTTTAAAAATAATCCTAATCATTTAGTTAATCATCATCTTAACTCATTTAATGATTTTTATGATAATGGATTAAAACAGATTTTCAGAGAATACAATCCCATGAAAATTGTTAAAAATAAAGAAAAAAATCAATGTTTTTTATATTTTGGTGGCAAAAAAGGTAATAAAATATACTATGGTAAACCTATTATTTATGATGAACCAGACCGTGTTCACTTTATGTATCCAAATGAAGCCCGTTTAAGAAATATGACTTATGGTATATCTATTCACTATGATATAGATGTTGATTTTATTATTACTAATGATGATGAAACAACAAACACATTTTCAATTACACTAAAAAAAATATTTTTAGGAAGATTTCCAATCATGCTACAGAGTAATTTATGTATCTTAAAGGGATTACTTCCTGAAATTCGCTATAATATGGGAGAATGTCGCAATGATCCGGGTGGTTATTTTATTATTGATGGTAAAGAAAAGGTCATTATAAGTCAAGAAAAATTCGCTGATAATATGCTTTATATTCGTGATAAAGTAGACGATACATATAATTGTTCTGCTGAAATTCGGTCAGTATCTGAAGATGCATCAAAACCAACCCGTTCCTTATGGATTCGTCGGGTTGCTCCTTCACCAACACAAGAAAACGGACAAATTGTTGTTAATGTACCTAACGTAAGAAAACCCATTCCGTTATTTATTCTTATGCGTGCTCTTGGAATCATCTCTGATAAAGATATTATTCTACATTGTTTATTAGATATCAAAGAAAATAAAGGTTTTATGGAATTCTTTAGAGCATCTGTTTATGATGCGGGATATGTTTTTACTCAAGAAGCTGCTCTTAAATATATTGCTACCTTAACTAAAGGAAAAACTGTTAATCACACAATGCTTATACTCATGAATTATTTATTACCTCATTTAGGTGAACTTAATTTAAAACAAAAAGCACTTTATATTGGTCATATGGTAATGAAACTTTTAAAAGTCTATACTAAAGTAGATAAACCTACAGACCGTGATAGTTTTAAATTTAAACGTATTGAAATAACAGGTACTTTATTATATGGGTTATTTAAAGAATATTACAACTTACAGATGAAACATATTTTCACTAAAATAGATAAAGAGTATTATTATCACGAAAATTCTTATCAAACTAACTTTCTTAGTCTAATAGAATCCAACTTTAATGAATATTTTAAAGAGAGATTAGTTGAAAATGGGATTAGAAAAGCATTTAAAGGAAATTGGGGTTCACAGGAACATACAAAACGTGCTGGTGTTATACAAACATTAGACCGATTATCTTTCAATTCATTCATTGCTCAATTGAGGAAGGTTAATTTACCTTTTGATAGTAATGCCAAAGTAGTTGCGCCACGATTATTACATGGAACTCAATGGGGAATTATTGATCCCGTAGATACACCAGATGGAGGTAATATCGGTTTCCATAAAAATCTCTCTATTATGACTCATATTACTAGTAGCTGTTCTAGTATTCCATTTATAGAATTTCTTAAAAAAAACAAAGAATTCATTATTCTTGAAGAATGCAATTTTGCCATGTTACATAATCTAACCAAGGTTTTTGTCAATGGTAATTGGATTGGTATGATGAAAGACCCAAGAGATAAAATAGATGAATTAAGATTATATAGACGAAACGGAATAATTCCAACATTTATTAGTGTTCAATGGAATAAAGTAGTCAATGAAATACTCATTGCAACCGATGCAGGTCGTCCTTGTCGCCCTCTTATTTATATTGCAAACGGAGAGATTAATTATGAACGTCCGGATATATTAGAAAAAATTAAGAAAGCAGACTATACATGGAATGATTTAGTTCTTGGTTTTTCTTCAAAGAAAAATGATTTATATTCATGTTCTATTGAAGAAACAAAAGAGAGAAATTTGGAAGAAACCGCAGGAATAATTGAATACTTAGATACAGAAGAAGCTGAATCAGCCTTAATTGCGATTCATAAATTTGATTATAGTCAATATCCTGCAACTCATATTGAAATACATCCTTCACTTCTTTTAGGTGTTATGGGTAATCAAATTGTATTTCCAGAAAACAATCAGTTACCAAGAAATCTTTTTTCATGCGGACAAAGTAAACAAGCTGTTTCTCTCTATAATACTAATTTCCATAATCGTATTGATACTATGGGAGTAGTATTAAACAATGGTCAAATTCCTTTGGTAAAAACTCGTTATCTTAAATACATTAATAAAGAACAAATGCCTTATGGAGAGAATGCAATTGTAGCTATTATGTGTTATACTGGTTATAATGTAGAAGATGCTGTTCTCATTAATCAAGGTTCTCTTAATCGTGGTATATTTAGAACTACATATTATAAAATGTATGAAACACATGAAGAAAGCAGTTCTGTAAGTAATACTACCATTGATAGTAAATTTTTAAATATAGATAGTCATAATGTTATTGGTAAGAAACCCGGATATGATTATAGTGAATTAAATGAACATGGTATGATTAAAGAAAATACCTTTTTGAATGATAAAATGATTCTTATAGGAAAGGCAATGAATGATTTGGAGAAACCAGATACTTATATAGACCAATCTGTCTATACAAAAAAAGGACAAACAGGATTTGTTGATAAAACATTTATTACGGATGGGGAAGAAGGTTTTAGAATAGGAAAAATACGTATTCGCGAAGAACGTATTCCAGCTATTGGTGATAAAATTTGTAGTCGGTGTGGACAGAAAGGAACTATTGGTTTAGTTATTCCTGAAAGTGATATGCCTTATGCTGATAATGGTATTAAACCCGATCTTATTATTAATCCTCATGCATTACCAAGTCGTATGACTATAGGACAACTTATTGAATCCTTAATGGGAAAAGCATGTGCTCTTTATGGTGGATTCGGTGATTGTACTGCATTTGTTAATAAAGGTCCAAAAAATGAATTATATGGTTCTATGCTTACTAAAATGGGATATCATTATACAGGAAATGAAGTATTATATAATGGTATGACTGGAGATCAATTAGAAACAGAAATCTTTATGGGTCCAACTTATTACATGAGATTAAAACATATGGTTAAAGATAAAATAAATTATCGTGCACGTGGTCCAAGAACTGCATTAACACGACAAACAGTGCAAGGTCGTTCTAATGATGGTGGTCTTCGTATTGGAGAGATGGAACGTGATGGATTAATTGCTCATGGTATGACTGGATTCATTGTAGATTCTATGTTAGAGCGAGGTGATGAATTTTACATGGCTGTTTGTAATCAAACAGGAACTATTGCTATTTATAATGAAAATCAGAACCTTTTTCTTAGTCCAATGTCCGATGGACCCATTAAATTTATTCAGAATTTAGATAGCACATTGAATATTGATAATATTAGTCGTTTTGGTCGTAATTTTAGTATTGTACGCGTTCCTTATACATTTAAATTATTATTACAAGAATTGAAGACTATGAATATTCAGATGCATATTATTACTGAGGATAATGTAGACCAATTATTAAATCTATCTTATAGTGAGAGTTATAAAGAAATTGTATCAGATACTTTTCTCTCCAATATTAAAATAAAATCCTCAGAGAGAGAAACAGAAATAGAAAATGAAGAAGATAATTTGGTAGAAGAACCGATTGAAGAAACAATAGAAGATGAAGATGAAGATGATGAAGAACAACAACAAGAAGAAGAAGAAGAAGAAGAACAACAAGAACAACAACAGGAAGGTGGATCAGCATATTTAATTACGGAAGAGGAATTAAATGAAGAATTACCTCCTATTCCTATGGATGATGATGAAAACGAAAATGAAAATGAAAATGAAAATGAAGATAATATAATTAATCTAGAAAAGTTAGACGAAGACTATAACAATGCATATGAAAATACATATAGTAATACAAATGAAGATAATAAACCATTAACAATAAACTTTAGCGAAGAAGTATCTATTAAAGAAATGACACCCAATACTCCTATTTCATCTTTTAATAAAAAAATATTTACTTTTGATATCCCTATCTTAAATCAAAAAGAGAGAGAAAATGAAGATTATAATAAACGATCTGTCATTGAAAAATTCCAACCTAATGAATTACAAGATATTACTGATATACTACCCGTTACTGACGAAGATACTATTACATTAGTTCCACTTGATGATGACGAAGAAGACGAAGAAGAATATCTTGATGAATAAGCACTTATTATATATTACCCAGGGTGTAAATAAATTTTCATTTACTATAAAATTGAAAAGAATTAAAAAATATATAATTCATATAAGTATGGCGTCCACTATTAATGAACCTTTAATCTCTCGTCTTTATACCTCAAGAAATAATTTATTAAGTATTTTAGAAAAACAAGGTTGTAATGTCCAAGATTACACAAATTTAAGCGTTCATGAAGTAAACGAGATGAAAGAAGCAAAACAAATGGATATGTTAATGACTAATACTAATAACAATACAAAGGTTTATGTTAAATATCATTTAGGAAAATCTCTTAGACCTAAACACATCTATGAATATATAGAAGACTTATATCAGATTGATTCGGTTTTAACTCCAACCGACCAATTAATAATTATTATTAAAGAAAAAGTAAATGATACAATAACCGAATTAATAACACAACTTTTTAATACAGAAAAATATTATGTTAACATCTTTCAATTGGATACCCTTCTTTATAATATTTTAAATCATGAGTTAGTTCCTCCTCATCGTATTTTAAATGATAAAGAAGTTAAAGAACTCATTAAAAAATACAATGTTACAGATATGAAACAATTTCCCGAAATATCACGGTTTGATTCAGTTGCAAAAGTAATTGGTATCCGTCCAGGACAAATGTGTGAAATTGTGAGAAGTAGCAAAACAGCTATAACATCCAATTATTATAGATTTTGTTATTAAATTATAGATTTAGTCGGTGTAATAATATATATATTTATTATAAATGGAACAAACATTAGATGAATATACAAAACGTTTCTATTTATTATTGGAACAATATAAAAAAAATAATACATTACGCTTATTGAATCCTTCTAATGTAGAATATGAAAACTTATATAATTATAATATTAATAATCTAAATAAATTATTTATGGATATACATGTATTTGATAATAAAATACAAAATAATTTTAATGAATTAGATCAACAGTTTAGAACAGATTATAATCAAGTAAAAATAGACCGAGACATTATACACGATTTAAAAAGAAAAGAATCTCATATTAAAGATAGTTATAATGCTTCTATTCCATTAAAACAAGAATATAAACAACGTAAACAACAAAAATTTATGATTTTATGTGGTAAAATTGGCGAACTTATTCTTATTTTAGGAGTGATGGCTTTTATTGTTAAAAAATATGGAAATTAATATTAATCAAAGTATTTAAAAAGATATAATTATTATTATTATTATAAAAAATGAATACTCTACTCTATAATTTGTTAATGCTGGGAACTCTTCTTTCTACTGCTATGGCTAGCCTTTATTGTACTCATAATAATTGTATCACATTTAGTGTAGGTTCTGGAACAGGATGTCAATGGATGTGTAACTATTGTTCTGAACAATTACAAACCCCTAATTATTATTTTACTGATGGTGTATGTCACTATGAAAGTGGTGGTTGTGTAGGTAATCCTATTTCTGAACATCAATATACTTGTTGTAGTGCTTAACATATAAGCGTATATATAATTTTTATCAAATCTAATTATTTAAAATAAAAATATTTTTTAATTACTTATAATTTTCTAATTTAATTATAAGTAATCATGTTTTCAAATGAAACAAAATTAACAAAATGCTGTGTTCCTTCACTTAATCAGGGACGTGAATTTAAACAAGACATCCAAAAAATAAATGATTTAGCAAAAGACAGTAGTCATATTATTGAAGGATTTACATCAAGTACAGATCCTCTCATTGAAAAATTTGACAAAACACTTTCAGAATATACAACTAGTTATAATCAATACATTGATAATATTATGAAACATAGAAATAGTAATCTAGTTCATTATTTAAACCATATTGTAACTGATAATAAGAATTACTATTACATTAATAAGTTTGGATATAAACGATTATTTAGTGATTATACATCAAGAGATGTTTCTTGTCAAGGAGAGAATAAATGGTTGATTAGTATTACTGAAACATTACTTAATGAATATCCCGAAGGAGCAGTAATTAATAATGATGAACCTTGTAATTTAGAAGGTTCAAATATTAAAAATTCAAAAAATGGAGCAATATCCTATGTTGATGTTAAAGGATTTCGTCATTATTATTCTTCCCAAGTATGGAGTTCTCTCATTAAAAATAATTTAGGAGGTAAAGGATGTAGCTCATCTTATACTAACTTATCTGAAAAACAATATTTAGCTGTTAGTAAAAAAGAAGTTATGACTCTTGATTCCAATTGTTTACATACTACTATTAATAATACTTTTAGTCCAGAAAAAATCATTCTTAATCTAAATGTAAATGATAGTAAAAGAATTAGTGAATTAAATAGTCAACTAATAACTATTGGTCAAGAAATATTAGATAAAATTAATAATAATATTCAAACAGAAGAAGACTATAATGAACAAGTAGAATCGCAGAAAAAACAATTACAAAACCAATTACAATTATTGAAAAGAGAGAGAATAAAGTTTATGGATGTTACAAAAACACACAAAACCTTAGATTATGATATTAATAATATGAAAACATTAGTGACCGCGTCTTATGTAAGATATTTAACATTGGGTTTAGGAACCCTTATTTTAGTTAGTTTAACACTTCGTCACGTTTTTAAAAAATGAATTTTTTATATTGTTATATTAAATAATGTCTAATGACTTGAGTAATCTTAAACAAAACTTAGATAAAGCATTATCTAAATATGGAACACAATATCAACAATATACTAATACATTATTAAAAGGTATTAATAGTGCGGAAAGTAACAAATATATAGGAAAAATAATTAGTATTCGTAAAAATGTTAATTCTTTTAAAGGTGTTAAAGGAAATTGTACAACTTCTAGTGGTACTTATCCACGATGGAGTCAATATGATAATATAGATACTTGTCAAACCATTTGTGAAAAAGATTCTAATTGTGTTGGATATTCTTATCAATCAGGTAATCGTAATATATGTGAGGCATATGGAAAGGATGGAGCTAATCCTGCAAGTAAGAATTATATTAAAGATGAACCATTATCCACAAATCCTGTGACTGATAAATTTTCTATTAACTGGAATTGTTTTATTAAACAAAAGGAAGATTTAACTCCTACTTTATATTTTGTAACCTCAAATGGAGAATTGAAAGAAATTACTCATTCTATAATTAATGTTACTCCGTCATGTAAAAATGTTGAAATTATCAATGTGGATATGCCATTAAAACTTTTTTTAAATAGTAATAATTTCACTTTAGGAAAACCCATGAGTGCAAGTGATACATGTCAATTAAATATTTTAGACAATCCTTATCATGATGATATGATGAATAGTAATAATACTCTTATTAATTTAGCTACGGAAATATATGATAAAATGAATATATTAAAGAAAAGGGATGTAGGGCAAAAAAAACAAAAATCACAAATTGTTGATAAATTACATGATGATATTAAAGATTATCAATCCACTTATGATAAATTAATTAGTTTAGAAGATAGAAATGAAACATTGGATCTTATGGAAGATAATTTAAAATTACACGCATTATCTGAAAAGTACAAATATACAACATGGGGATTTTTAGGCATTATTATCTTTCTATATACTATTTATCATATTAACAAAAAATAATTCTATTTTTATTCATATATATATATATATAAATGAATAAAACTTTATCACATAGTCCTTCCAAACCTATTCCTTCAGAAACAAAGATACAAATAGTTATTCATACAGGAGGGGGAGATGCTGCTGGTAGTAATACACTTAATTATATAGAATTTTTTAATCAAAATAATAAAAAAATTGGACATTGGTCAGTTCCTCCTGGCATATCTCAACCTGTAAATCGGCTTTCTTGGTATGGTTATCCTTATATTATTAAATCATATGCAACAACAACTCCTGATATATTATCATCATATAGTGTAAATATTGGTGGTGATGTAATTTCTGCAAATTTTTATATACAAATTAAGGGTATATATATTACAGAAAATTATGTAAATGACAAATGGGGAACAAGAACATATAAAATACTCAAACCTTATACACTACCACTTGCTACATCACCAATACCTACTCCTACTCCCGATAAACCAGTACCCACTCCATCCAAACCTACGCTTCATTACTTAGGGCCCGGTTGGGAACAATGTGGTAGAACCAGACAGCGTTATACCCAACCGATAGACTACCTAACAACCATGAATTATAACCAATATAACCTAGGTGTTCCCGTTTCCAAATGGGGATGTGACAACCTACCACCAAACCCTCCATTGGTTCGCATAAGGCAAAGTGTGTCTAATGCAGGAC